CACTGCTTGAGTATAATCTCAAGGATGGGCGCGTGGCTAAGGAAGTTGTGCAAGATGTCCCGTGGTCGAGTGGCCCATGCTTCTTCATCTGTCTTAAGATAGACGGAGTACGCTGTTTCGAGTGGCCACAGGAGGAGATAGATAATGCCTAAATACAGGAAGAAACCTGTTGTGATTGAGGCTGTGCAGTTTAATCCACCTGAGGATGGTGACTGGCAGCCACCTGAAGGTATAATTTTTAAGGAAATACCAACAGGTGCAGGGAACTTAAAGAAATGGGCTTGGTGTATAGAGACTCTTGAAGGTGTGATGGAGGTTATGCCGGGTGATTACGTAATCCGTGGCGTCAAAGGTGAGTTGTATTCTTGTAAGCCTGACATCTTTGCTGAGACTTATGAACCTGAGTATAAGACAGGTGAAATTGCTGATGCTACATATGCTGAACTAGGGTTGCCCGAGGAAGGCGAGCCGGTGCCTGACTCCATGCCTACTACTCAGAGGCTACTGGAGAAGCCACAAGGTGAGGTAGGCTTTGAGGTTGTAGGTAACAAGATAGTTGAAAGATATGATTTTCCTGAGTCTTACGTCAAAAGCTATGGCGCTGGCCAAGGTCTTAGTGATGTTGCTAAATGTCGCACTGAAAAGGATGCACAAAGACTTTGTGATTTACTAAATGATGGACGCAAAGTTGAAAGGCTAGTTAACTTTCTTACATCTTGTGCCTCTGTAGAAAAGGGTGAACATGCTTGTGATGCAGCGATTCGGATAATCGAGAGACAGGCACATGATTACCAGAATCTTGTGTCTGATATGAAGAAGCACTCCGAAGATAAAGAGGAATCTGATAAGGACTTTAGACTCAACATGCATAGTATTGTTAAGGCTATAGAGTTCGGGGAGGTAGGATGACTAAAACTGAACATAGGCTATGGCAGATTATTGATGATATTGATACTCTTGATGATGCTTGCAAGAGTAATGACGCAGTATTCAGGGCACGTGTACAGGAGAAGGTTAAGGAGAGGTTCCAGTATTTCACATCTGATGGCTATAAGCTATTTAAGGTGACACCGGAAGGTGTGAATCCTGAGCCGGAGGTTGAGGAATGACACAGGGCCGGGGTGGCGGAAAGGCATACGCACCGGACTTAAAATCCGGTGGCCTCAAGAGGCTATGTGGGTTCGACTCCCATCCCCGGCACCACATCGAGTGGTTCGATTGGTTGAATGAGGAGGATTACGAAGGGGAGTATGACGATATATACGGGGATTTGTATGAGGCTGGCTACGATGGAGACGCCTTATGGTAGGGAGGAGTGATGTCTAAAGTAGGAGTCTACGTCAAGTGTAGTGATGGCAAATGGTATAGCCATCCAACTTTAGGCATGGACATGACATGGTTCATATGCTATGACGATGATGATCCTATAGAGCTTGTGATAGCAGCTAAAAGCATCGGATCAGCAAGGGTAAAATACAGGATTGTTGAATCACATTTCAGGAAACGGGGATGCCCGATAGAGCCGGCGGGCAACCTGAGGCCATGCGGAGGTAGGATCTTCGGGAAAAAGTTCAAGGACTCCTATAACGTATGGGTAAAGCTGCGTGTACCACCGGCTGAATTGGTGATGGATCACAAGGGCGTCTTTGACGAGAGGCCAGATAAGGAGTGTGTGTATTATGATTAGGACGATCTCATACTACCGGCGTAGACCACGATTCTGTCTTGATGTTTTCTATGAGAGTATCAGTAATTTTGTGGAATGTCTCAAGCGGATTATGGAATCCGAGGGTAATGTGTTAGTGGTGTTAGAGCCGGGTGACGCTACGCATTACGAGTTCTTGCTGATACAATGTGGTGGCAGTTTAGCAATTGCTATGCCACAAGTTGGATGGTCACTGATTGTAGACTGTGAGCCGATAACCGTGACTCCGGGTTATATTGAGGATAAGCTTAATATGAAGCTTAATCCTTACACGCTTGGGGTTATCTGTCAACTCCTGCATGATATCTATGATGGATCTGGTAAGTTCTATGATTGGGATAAGGCTATACCGATTGAGATAGTCCGACCGGAAGGCGAGGCTTGTGATGGCGAAGGACAGGGTTGAGCTATGGCATGTGGCATTAACGGAAGAGATAGAATTGCTCGACAAGCATATTCAGGAATGCCAACGCGAGAGGAGGCTTTACGCAAGTATGCTGGCCCTTGCAGACGGCCATCCAAAGTCACGCGCCAAGCCATCTGGTCGCAGGAAGATGCCCGGCTCTATGCTGGCACCCGGTCGCGTTTGGAAAACCTGCGAAAAATGCGGCTTAAATCAGCCGGCAGGAGAACATCAATACAAGTGTCGGCAGACAGAGTGCAAAGGCCCACTGAGGGAATGGACAGAAGAGGATGGAGAGGACAAACAAAGCTCACGGCATGGCGCAACGAGTTAGTAATGGAGTTTTTGGAGAGGGCTAAGGCTAAGGGTAGAAGATGGGTACAAAAGATGCCTTTACTTGGTGATGATGCTGAGAGTATATGTATCATGGGCTTGATAGATGCAGCCAAGCATTATGTACCACTGTATCAAGGCTTCTGGAAGTATGCGTCAATACGTATTGATGGATGTATGCGTGATTATATGAGACATGAGGATTGGGTTGCCCGTATTGATAGAAAGAAGCATAGAGATAACCCGGATTTTGAAATCCATGAGCAAGTACACTTGAAACCAGAGGAGGGTATAGATATATATCAGCAGCTTAGTTTTATTGACTCAAGGTTCCAGCAGATTGAAGATGCAGAACAAGTGGAAAAAGTCTTAAGAGGGCTCACTAGGCAAGAACGTCGTATAGTGGAGCTTTATATATATGAAGGATATACACTTAGAGAAGTAGGTATTGTAATGGGATTCTCAGAATCCAGAGCAAGTCAAATCTGGAATCAAATATTGGAGCTAAAAAATGTTTGAGGCCACGATTGTTGCGCCGGATGGTTCCAAGTGTTCTCTGCATTTAGCGGAAGGATGGTCGAGTGCGGAGCTATTGCAAGTGCTACAAGAAGCGGTTGGCGGGTATATCGAAGTGGTGTCTTGTGGCAGTCATATCCTGATTGTGAATGAGGAGGGACTAATTAAGAATCTTATGCATAATGAGGTAGCTAGTAAGATAGCCGGGCAGCGTATCGTCGGGACTGTGGTGGTCATGAAGCGTTCGATTTGGGAGAGCTATAATGAATAAAAAGGGATTCAAGAATCTGGCAGCTATCTTCTGGAGTCTTGTGGTATTGACGCAAGGCATTATAGCTATGGAGATTTATACTGATACCAATTGGGATACCGGGGATAGGGTAGGCATGTGGTCTATCTATATATCCATGTGGCTAGTGGCGGGATTTGCTAGTTATGCGTGGTGGTATGCTATTAAGGATGAAAAAGACCATGAGTAAGCTTAAGCTACTCAAGACTATGCTTAAGGATCAAGATATCAAGTATACGGAGCTTTGTGATTATGGTATTAGGGTTGATTATATACATCAAGTGAAGGGGTTAGATATACCGGGATTGATTGTAGCTTATGTGGAGGATGGCGGTATCAGGATTGCAGATGCAGAATGGTGGGATCAAGCTACCAATGCACTGATAGCTATTGTGTTGATCTTGAAGAAGCAGAACGCTTGGGTGGACGGGAGGCTTTTTAGAGATGTCTAAATCATTGAAGAGCTTGCACAGAGAGCTTAAGTCATTTGCAGCAGAGCTTAGTAGTAAGAACATAAGATACAGAATCGGGAAACAAGCATTGATAATACCATTCTTCAATGGTAGTACGGAGCAACATGCCTTTCAGGTTAAACCGCATCTAGTAGAATATACATTGATTGTGACGTATGAGGAATTACCGGGGTATATACACCCCGTGAACAAGACTCGGATGTTGAGAATCAGTTATATGATGGCCCGCGGGCATTATTTTGGCAAGTGGTGGGAGGCATTGAAGCATGTTGAGGAGATTCTGAAATCCGAGGGAGCTTGGCAGAAGAAGGGCATTGATACTAGAGGGGAATGATCGCGGTATTTGGGCGGATTTAGTTGTAGTTGGGAGCCTTGCAGCTTACTGAAATGCAGGAAAAATATTCATTATATATATTTATATACTCTATATTTTATTTAGATTATAGAATATATAAATAGTAAGTTAGTAAGCAGTTAAAGGTATAATATTCGGCATTGGCATTGGGAATAAAGTTGACGCCTAAACGTGATCAAGCATTGGGTGTAAAGCATGTTGCAGCCTGCAACGGATTTTAGAATCAAGTAACAAAAGGCATTTTCAAGCGGGCTGCAGACACTGAGAGATTTGATGTTAAAATCACTCAAAATCGTTTATCATGCCTAGATTTTCATGCAAAAACTGCAAGCATCTAGCGGCATTTGTCAAGCAGCAGGCAGCAAGACTCTGGCAGCGGATTCTAAAATCCTGCATTGTGTGCAGGCAGACCGGTGCTGTGTCCCATTGGGTTTTAATATCATACAAGTAACTAGATATAATATAATATAGGGATCTCCCTTTGGCCTAGCATTGATTCGGGAATCCTGCTGGTGATCCATTCATGGCCGGCATTCCGGCAACCACCACCTACTCTGAGGCTGCAGGATTCCCGAATCATGGGCGGCTGGTTCTTATGGTGTCAACCGCCCGGGGCCTTAGACTCGCCAAATTGGACATTAACGCCCGTCTCGGCATTTTAGTGTCTAAGGCTTGCAGCAATCACGGCCCAGTATTTGGCCCCCGGCAAGCGGGATAAGCTTGATCACAAGATCAAGCTATGCTCCGACCGCGGCTTCGACCTCGGCTTGGAGCTTGGCTTCGACAGCCTTTGCAGCCTTCTCGACCTGCTTCCACAGCTTCGGATCGGCTTCCTTCACCAACTCGGCGAAGTAGCAGGTGAGATCGTATTCGGACAAGTCGCCGATTGACTTGTCCCCGGCATGGTGCTTTGTGATGAGCTGGCCGAAGCTGGACAGCCACTTGCCATCCTTGACCTCGGCCTTCATCTCCTTGCCGGACATCGCCTTCTCTCTCACGACGCCTTCGGCCTTGTCCTGCTCGGCCTTCTGCGCCGACTCGCACAGCTTCGACCACTTCTCCCTGAACTTCGGGCCGGTCTTTCGCTGGCTGAACACCTGACGACCTTTGTCGTCGGTGATTTCGAGATCCTTCGAGTGGGCCTTCCACAGCTCAGTTACCTGAGCCGTGGTCAGCTTCGGAAGATACTCCTTCTCGAAGCCTTCGATGGGCAGGCCCGTGGCCTTACGCTCCAGAGCAGCCATCACGATGCCCGGACATCTGTGGGCATTGTGAAGATTCTGGACAAGGCCCCTTCTGTACTCGAAGACCTTCTGATCGCGCTCAGATGCAGTCTTGAGCGCGTCGATCTCTTTGCGCCTTTCAGCCTTCATCGGGCTGATTCTGTCCATCAGCCCCGCCAGCTCCACGACAACTTCCTTCTCCGAGAAGCCGGCATTGAAAAGCATTGAGGCGCAAAGCTGCAACTCGAACGGATCTGTCAGAGACAGCTCATTGCCGTGGTCAACCTTGAACCGAGCAATGTCCCTTGGGTCCGAGATTTCCCTTACGATACAGGGTATTCCCTGCCCGAAGAGTTCCTCGAATCGCTTAGGATCTGTCTCTTTCAGCAGTGTGATGGCCCGGAAACGCCGATGGCCCTGAAGGATCGAATACGCATCCCCGTCCTTCCAGACGGATATCGGCGTCTTGAGTCCGTTGACCCTGATATCCTCCATCAGCGGCGGGACGTTGTATCGACTCTCAAGCCTGACGTTCTGAGCCATCTTGATCGCCACCATGGCGATGAGACTGATCACTGCGTCCATGCATGGACCCCTTTCGGTTTGCGGGGCCAGTTACAGACGGCGGCTGATTCTGTACATCATCCTGTGTAGGTATTCTCGAAATACATGTTTGCCAGCAGATGCGCCGTTAGGCTGCATACTGGCAAAAACTGCTCGACGGCAAGTGCCGCTCTTTGCTGTGCCATCGTGATGTCATCGTGCGTGACCTCACGAAAGTACGGATCGCACAGTCTCTTGATGTCCGACTCTACTTGATAGTAGTAGTTGACTATCCGTTCGGACTCGACTAGCAAATCAGCCGATGGATCGACGGTCAAGAGCATAGAATCCTCCCGCCGCCGCCCGTAGCTGGCCCCGCGTTTAACCTACCGGGGGCCAAATGCTAGGCCGTGATTTTCCTATTTGGTATGCCGTCCGCTCTCGATACTCGTCTGGAATTCCAGATGTTTCTCGATTTCTCGGCACTATACGCTCGCGGTATTATACTAAGCTAGTCCCTTGCACCTCCCTTGCCTTTTTGGCATTATACGCCGTCATCCGGCGTCTATCCCTGTTTGACATAAGCTGTATACTTCTGTGGAAATTCGCGCCATCCCGTCCCTGTTTGGGATGATACTGTAGACGTACTTTTATACTTCCGTAGTTATGCTGATGTAGTTTTGAACGTGACTCGTTTTCCTGTTTAGTATCCTCGCATATACTACCACCGTCTTGCCAGTCACGTATATCCCGTCTATGTATATGCGGTTGAGACTCTAGAGGGATATGCTTGTTAGGTTTAATAGGCTTACTTGGGATATCCTGATCTAGAATAGACTCCCAATTATCCTGAAGTATATCATACTTTCGGCGTATCTTCGAGGTTTTCGGCCCGTTTGGCATCCTCTTGACTCCAATCGATTGTATATAGAGCAAAGGCCATGCCAAACGATACAAAAATCGGTAGCATTATAATGCTTTGAAATGGCCTTTTCAAGCCAATCTGTGATAGTTACCTATATGGTAGCGCCGAGAGTCTTGAATTCCTACATCGATTGTGGCGGAATACCCCACAACGACTCTAAAATGATAGTATAAGCCAAATACTACCAATCTAGACGTGGTGTAATCCTACGTGTCAGAATGACAAAACAACCGTGTCATAATGACCTATGCCAAACTGTTAATAATGTCAATAAATCTATGAGAATAGTATAAAGGAGTATAAAAATACCGGGTGGGTTTAAAATCTATAATAAGATGGTATATGGCATAAAATTTGCTACCCCCTCCCCATTGTATCAGATCTGCAAAATCACAGAATCCCGACGCTTGACACAAGACGCTATATGCTATACACCCTACAGGGTGGGTAAAATCACAACTCATGATTGTAAAATCATGGCACTGTACACGGTAGGGCGTCAAAAAATTTCTAAAATTTTTAGTTACCATATTGCAGAATTTGCCGTAATACCTAGTGGATACTGTGGCTGTATTGGGAATGATTTTGACAAGGAAACGTGAACACAGTGGGTGAAGAGGATCGCAAAATCATTAAGGTAGCTGAGGATGACCCTAGAAGGTGTCAGGCTACCAACACGCAATATGGGCAGTGTATGAATAAAGCTGTCGATGGCTCGGATTATTGTATTTGCCACGGCGGCGCGCACGCCATAAAAAGGCGGAATCGAGAAGCCATGAGAAACTATGTGTTGACAAAGTGGCAAGCAAAACTTGACCAGCATAGAGATGCCCCGGACGTGAAAAGCCTCCGGGATGAGATAGCGATTTTAAGAATGCTGATGCAGGAGCGTCTTGAGCATTGCTCCACAGAGCTTGACCTGATTTTACAATCCGGTCCTATCTCTGACCTTGTGATGAAGATTGATAAGGTTGTTAATTCTTGTCACAAGCTTGAGGGTTCTCTTGGTCAGCTTCTTGATAAGCAAGCAATACTCCAGTTTGCTAATGAGGTTATCACTGTGATAACCGAGCATCTGGATGAGCCAGAGAAGATTGACCAAATCAGTACAGGGATACTGGAGATTGTAGGGAGGATAGGTAAAGATGACTAGAACGATTACACCAACAACGACGCCTACAACTCTTTATGAGTTGTTAGGTAGTCAGAAAAGACATGTGGATTCTGGAATCCTATTACAAGGTCCAGAAACCAATACTAATGACATTAATTTTGAGCACGGCGGTAATAGTGATATGGGCGGTTACGTGTCTCCGGGTAAGAATGTTGCCCTGCCTGCGTTTAGTACCAAGAATCTTTGGCTCAAGGGCGACGGGTCAGACGTGATTGTAGTTACAGTGGTCTAGGTCCAAAGGATAGTAGTTATGGGAACGGGTTTGATAGAGATGCTCACCCAACGAGTCTCTGACGGCTTACGCCGTAAGACTGCGACATCCTGCTCACGATGGGCAGAGATGTATCGTGTCATGGGTGCGCCGTTCCCCGGTCCATGGACTTTTGATCATCACCCGTGGACGCGCGAGATGCATGATGCAGATGCTGAAATGGTGGTCGGTCAAAAGGCTGCTCAGATGGGCTTCACTGAGTGGGCACTTAATAAGACGTTTAAGGCTATCGACATAGATGGTATCAGCGTCCTCTATGTGCTACCAGCTAATAATCCTGACGCTACAGACTTCTCTACAGCACGTTTCGATCCTGCTCTTGAAGGTTCTCCACATCTAGAAACACTGTTCACGGATGTCAAGAATATTCACCATAAGCGCGCGGGTCACGCGAATCTATATATACGCGGGAGTAGGTCACGGAGTCAGCTTAAGTCTGTACCAGTCGGGCTCATAGTTTTTGATGAGCTTGACGAGATGATGCAGGACAATATAAGCTTGGCTCTTGAGAGAACTAGTGGTCAGCTTGAGAAGCAAGCTCTTGCGTTGTCAACACCTACTATTGATAATTTTGGCATCAATCAGTATTTCAAGAAATCCTCTCAAAGTCATTTCTTCTTCCGGTGTCCACACTGTAACAGGCTGACTGAGCTAGTATTCCCTGAGTGTCTTGTCATAATCGGTGATGATCCTGATGATATCGCTATTCTTGATACTCATCTTAAGTGTAAAGAATGTGACCATAAGTTGGAGCATGATTCTAAAATCGATTGGCTCCGTAATGCACGATGGGTACGTGGTCATACTGACAGACTAATAGAAGGTTATCATATTAATCAACTTTACTCCATGACCGTGAAGCCTTATGAAATTGCAACACTCTATTTGAAGGCTCAGAGTAACCCTACTGATGAGCAAGAGTTTTATAACTCTAAGCTTGGCTTAACACATATAGTAGAAGGCGCACGTATTACAGATGCAGATATTGAGAAATGTACTGGTACTCATGTTAAGACTAGTACAGGCCAAGGTATGGTTGTTATGGGTATTGACGTTGGCAAATGGCTGCATTATGAGATTGATCAGGTCTTTATTGACCGTGAAACTTCGACTAACGATATTAATTTAGCAACAACTACTCGGTTGTTGACTGAGGGTAAAGTACAACACTTCGAGGAACTTGATTATCTGATCCAGCAATACGGTGTAGCCTTCGCGGTTATCGACGCTAACCCGGAGCGGCGTAAAGCTCTGGAATTTGCACAACGCTTTTGGGGCCATGTTAAGCTTTGTTTCTATGGCACCGGGATTAATAGTAAGGCTATACATATACATGCCGAAGAAGAGCATACGATGTCTGTGGATCGAACATCTTGGATTGACCTAGCCTTAAGTAGATTTAGACGTGAGAAGATGATCCTTCCAAAAGACTTATCCCATGAGTACAAAGAACATCTTAAGGCTCTTGTTCGTATCTACTCTAAGGATATATTGGGCAATCCGGTGGGTAAGTATGTAACAGGGAATGAGGAGGATCACTTCGCTCATGCCCGAACATACGCGGAGTTAGCCATACAATTAGCTGTTGGTCTTGCAAGATCGGAGGATATCCGTGGTGTTGTATAAGATATGGCAACTCTGCTATCAGGGTGAGGCCGTTTCTAAGCCAAATTCGATTACGCATCCTGATTACGATGCTATGGTATCGGATTGGGAGAAGTATAGATACACCTATGAGGGTGGGCATGATTTCGTAGATGAATACCTTGAGCGGTTCAGCGCGCGTGAAGATAGTGGAGATTTTACATCTAGAAAGAAGATTTCTTATTCACCTAGTCATGCTAAGGCTGCAATAATTGATATCAAGAATGCTATCTATCAGCGTATGGTAGATATTACAAGGACTAGTGGTCCTGACTCTTATCGCAAAGCAGTAGTAGGTGAGCTTGGTGGTGTTGATCTTCAAGCCAATACTATGACTAGTTTTGTAGGTACAGGTATCTTACCTGAGCTTCTTGCGATGGGTAAGGTAGGCGTCTTTATAGATAAGCCAGAAGTGAAGGAAGGTGCCTCACGCGCGGACACGCGCACGATACACCCGTATCTATATATGTATCAGGTCGAAGATATCCGGTCTTGGGCTACTGATAAGGCTGGTAATTTCACATCTGTCTTATTACGTGACCATAAGGATGTTACTTGTGATGATTATGGATTAGTATGTGATCAAGTTGAGGAGTACAGGTTACTAAGACTTATTGAGGGTAAAGTTGAAGTCAAATTCTATGATGATGTTGGTAATGAACTTAATGACAAAGCTACTACTATAGAGATTCCAGTAATACCGTTTGTGGTCTTTGATATCGGCCAGTCTCTACTTACTGATGTGGCTGATTATCAAATCGCTTTACTTAATTTGGCTTCCTCAGATATTAACTATGCTCTCAAAGCTAACTTCCCATTCTATACTGAGCAATATAATCCTAACTCAGAGATGGTGTTCACTAGAACAGCAGTACCTAAGACTAGTGATGAGAAGGCGGGCGAATCTGCTCCTACTCAGAAAGCTTCTGGTAAGTCTATTAAGGTTGGAGCTACACAAGGTCGTAGATATCCGAAGGATGTTGAGAGGCCCGGATTTATACATCCGTCCGCAGAACCGCTTATCGCTAGTATGGAGAAGCAAGAGAAGATTAAACAAGAGATACGTCAGCTTGTTAATCTTGCTATAACTAATATTGCTCCACAGAGGGCAAGTGCCGAGAGTAAGAGTATTGACGAGCATGGTCTTGAGGCTGGCTTATCTTGTATTGGTCTTGAGCTTGAACACGGCGAGCGTGAAGTTGGTATTATATGGACAGCATATGAAGGCGGTAGTGATGTTCCTACTGTCAAGTATCCGACTCGTTATAATCTACGTAGTGACGCTGAACGCCGTAAGGAAGCTGATGAACTCAAAGAATTAATGGAATCTATCCCATCGAAAACTTATCAGAAAGAACTTGCTAAGAACATTGCAAATGTGATTGTTGGTCATAAAATATCTAATGATACTCTTGAACTTATTTATGGAGAAATTGAGCAAGCAGAAGTTATAGTTAGTGATGCTGAGACAATTAATACGGACCATGAAGCAGGCTTTGTTTCTACAGAGCTTGCTTCTAAAATCCGTGGTTATCCTGCTGGACAAGTTGAACAAGCTAAGAAGGATCATGCTGAACGGGCGGCGCGTATTGCGCTCGCTCAGAGTGAAGCTGGCGCAAGGGGCGTTAGTGATTTATCTGCCGATGATAAGGCAGGAGAAAAGGAAAAGGAAAATGGCAGGCAGACCGAGGCGTAATGGTTCTGGCAAGGGTGTCGGAGCTAATCGAAATAAAGGTGGCTGTAGCCGTGGAGGCCCCGGCTATGGTAAAGGCGGTGGCCGGGGTAAAGGCCGTGGGAGGAAGGGATAATGGCTAGGGAGTTATTGGTACTTGCAAGAGAAGGTAATAGGCGTGGAGAGATTATCTCTGTTGGACCTTCCGGCAAGCAGTGGGGTACTGAGGAACTTAATACTGAGAAGTTTGTGATTATTGAAGTTGATGATGATAAAACTGATTTCCTTGCTCGATATGAGACAGGTGAGCAGTCTCTTGGCGAACCTGATCCTGCGACTGGTGTGCCAACTGTGATGAAGGAAACTGCAAAGAAGTATAGTTTTACAAATGCACAGGTTGATGACATTCTTGCTGCTGGTGGCAAGAAGGCTATTGCGGTTAAAGATATTACTGATAACGAGGGCTAAGTAATATGGCAACTCCAGTAACCAAAACAGTAAAGCCGTCAGGCGGCGATTATTCTTCACTTGCTGCTTTTGATGCAGGTGAGGCACGTAATCTTGTTACGGCTGATGAGATAGCGATCGCTTCTATTGAAGGTGACTGGAGCGGTGGTCCTGATACTGCTGCTGTTGAACTTGGCACTGATTGGACTACTGATTCTACTCGATATATCGAGATTAAAGCAGATTCAGCAAATCATACTTCTGGTGTTTGGGATTCTAATAAGTATATTTTAAAGGGTGAAAGTGTTCATGGAGTAATACGGTTACAGGCCAGCCATGTTAAGATTCGTTATATCCAGATAGAATGTAACCGTACTACTGTTGCAACAAAGTGTTTCCGCCCCGATGGTAATCCAGTGCTTAATCCTGAATATGAGTTTGAAGCAATACTTGCTAAGGGTACTGGTGCAAATCCTTCTAGTAACCTTGATTGTTTCCTTGATCTTGGTACTGTGGGTGATAATACTACAATTAAGATGTGGAATTGTATAGCACATAACTTCTATCATGGCATACGCTTTAGTGCTGGTGGCAATATAACGCTTATAGCCTATAACAATACACTTTATGATCTTGTCAATTACGGCATACTTTTCAATGATTCTGCAACAGTTTCTACTGTCCGCCTTAAGAATAATATTATTGGCAATGGTAGCCAAGCTAATTACAGTCTTAGTGGTGTGAGTACATTACAAACTGTTGCTAATATTTCTATGGATCAGACTTCACCGGATGGTCAGGACTATAGGCAGAAGGTGCCGATGTTTGCACAGTATCAGACAAAGGACTTCCGCTTATCACGTATTGATAAAACTACACATGCACGTAATCATGGTGCAGACCTTAGTGCTGATCCTTATCTTGCATTTAATACAGACATATCTGGCAGAACACGACCAGTTGCTGGTACTTGGGATATAGGTGCTAGTGAAGCACCTGCAAGGTCTAAAAGAACTGTTAAGCCCTCGGGTGGTGATTATACAAGTCTTAGTGCATGGGAAGCTGGTGAAGCTGCTGATCTTGTGACGGCTGATCATCTTGCTATGGCAAGTATTGAAGGTGATTGGAGTGGTGGCCCTGATACTACTTATTGTGCTATTGATGATGCAGCTTGGGTAACAGATGCACAGCGTAGAATTTGGATATGTTGTAATGAGGCGACGGCTGCACATACTGGTAAATGGAATACTGATAAATATATTCTTGAGGTAGCTAGTCAGTGGAATGGTGCCCTCTTTATTGATACTGATTATGTAACTGTTGAAGGTCTACAAATTGCTAATGACTGGACTGATGCGACAACTGGCAATGTTATGGGCATCCGTAATAATGCTATGGGCGATGAGATTTTTAATAATATTATACGTTGGACAGGTGGTGGTACTCCTGACAGTGTTAGTGATGCAGGTATCCAGCAAGATGGTTGCGCTGATGGTGTCCATCGTATGTGGAATAATATAATTTATGACTGGTATGTAGGCATATATTATGATTATGGTGGAACAGGTAATACATTTGTTATCTATAATAATACGCTTGTAGATAATGTTAATAGAGGTATTCAGATTGAAGATAGTGCGGGTGATGTTGCATTATACCTTAAGAATAATATTTGTAATGGTAATCCTACTGATTATGCAATAACATCTTTCACTACTTATGTGCATAGTAATAATCTTAGTGAAGATACTTCAAGCCCTGATTCAGCATACCGCAGTAAAGCTGTAGACTTTATTGATGAAGCTAATGATGATTATCGAATCAGTGTTGATGATACTGATGCTAAGGGTGCAGGTGCGTGGCTTAGTTGGGACTTACAACTACCTTGGCAAGAAGATATAAATGGTAAGGTTCGTGATGATTCAATGGCTTGGGATATTGGTGCTGATCAATTTGAACAAACTGTTGTTGAAAAAACGATTATGCAATCAGGTGGAGACTACACCAGCCTAGCAGCTTTTGAAGCTGGTGAACGTCAAGATCTTGTGCATACTGGTATAATATTAGAAGGTAAGATAGATGGTGCATGGACGGTTAATGATACAACTAAGGTACTTTTCCAAGATTCTGATGGTTGGTGTACGGCTAAGGGTAATTACATACGTGTATACACTACTCCTACAGCCCGTCACCGAGGTAGACCATCAATCAGTTACCTCCAGCATTATCGTCTTATTACTGTTGGCACGTATTATGATGCTATCCGAGCTTGGACACATTGTATACGTTTTGAGGGTCTTGAAGTTCAGAATACAACTACAACTGCCGCTCAAATTGGTTCCTGTATATCACTTGGCACAAGTGGATTAGCTAATGGTAAATTCATAGATCTTAGAGCTACGGAATGCTTAATCCACAATGCTCTTGGTGGTGCAGGTAATACAGGCTCACATGGTATAGCTTGTGCAGTTAGTGGCATAAGTGGTGCAGTTGGTCAATATGTACTTGTTAATAACATCATTTATGGTAATGAACACGATGGTATACATGCCTGCCAGTGGCAAGCAAATATGGAAGTAATTGCTTACAATAATACTTGCTACAAGAATGGTAGGTATGGTATTCATAGAGCTATTGCTACCTCGATGCCTCTATATGTTAAGAATAATCTTTGTGATCAGAATGTTACTGCTGATTACTTAATGGCTTATACAGCAAGTGCAACAAATGTAAGTGGTGATGGCTCGTCACCTGAACGTAAGAATCAGACACCTGATTATATTGACCCCGGCGAATATACAACGGGTTATGATTATAGAATCAATGGTGAAGATACTTCTTCAATAGATCAGGGTACTGATTTGAGTGCTGATGCTAAGTATGCATTCAATACTGATATCCTTGGTAATACACGTAGTGGTACTTGGGATGCTGGAGCCCGTGAATATATTGGTTCAGTGATTACTAGGACAATAGCAACATCTGGTGGTGATTACAGTGATGTCGATGCTTTTGAAGCTGGTGAAGCTGATGATCTTGTGTATGCTGGTACGCAGGTTGTAGCAGAGATAAGTGGTACTGGTGTTTCTGAGAATCAGTATTGGTTCAGACAGGCTGATGGTTGGTATACAGGTAAAGGTAATGGCATCAAGATTACTACTCTTGACGATGGTGCGCGTCATCATGGTAAGTGGACAACTTCTGCTTATCGTGTAGTAGGTGCTTCTAATGGTGTTGTTACTTCAATGGTCAAAGAGTTCTGGCTTGATGGTTTACAAATTCATTTAGATGGTAGTAATTCTGGTGATAATGGTATCTGGATAACTAATTCTTTAAGGCATAATATTAAAATTTCAAATTGTATTATTAAGGGTAATGATACCGCAGGTGGTGGTCAGTACGGTTATTATCTTGCTTCCGCCCGTGCAGGGGCTGAATATAGACTTTGGAATAATATTATTTATGGGTTCACTGGTGCTGGATCAGGTGGACCTATGCAGATTGGTGGCACAAATAATCTTCATTATATGTGGGTCTATAATAATACTTGTTACGGAGGTATTACAGGTATATTATCTGGTGCTGCTTTAGCAGAGGCAGTCCTTAAGAATAATATTGTTCAAGGTGCTGGTACAGATTATAGTGGCACATTTGATGCAGCTTCTGATAGTAACCTTGCGAGTGATGCTACAGCACCCGGTAGTAATCCTCAGAATAATAAGTCCCTACAATTCGTGGGCTTCGAGTTTGATGATTATCGAATCATACCTCAAGATACAGACGCAATTGATAATGGTGTAGACCTTAGTGCTGATTCAGCAATCGCGTTTAACACTGATATTGATGGGCATACGCGAGGCGCAACGTGGGATATAGGTGCAAGTGAAGTTGTTACTCCTGCTATGCGTTCTAAGACGATTAGAGAATCAGGTGGAGATTACTCTAGCTTTAATGCTTTCCTTGTTGGTGAGGAAGCTGATCTTGTCCATGATGCAGTCTATCTTGTTGCCACAATCAGTGGAGCATGGTCTGCTGATGATACTACTCAAGCTGATTGTACTGGTACAGGATGGGTAACTACTTCTGCTAATTATATTAAGGTTGAAGCTACAGGAGCAGGTAAGCATTCTGGAGGTATCTGGACCTCTACTGCATATAGACTAGTTGTTAATGGTGTCTGTGTTAATCTTACAGATGGACCACTCAAGCATATTTGGTTAAAACATCTACAAATTCATAAGAATAATACTGCTGCTAATTCGGCTGTACAGTTTAATGTAAATGTAAGCGGGACACCTTCACCTTCGATTTGTCAAGTTGAGGGTTGTATAATTAAGGGTGGTGGTGTTGGGGCGGCTGGTAATCATGCTGGTATTGACGTATCATGGAATTATGGGTATAATCAAATTGTCAAAGCTTGGAACAATGTTATATATGACTTTGGTGCTACTGGTTATAAGGAATGTGCTATTAAAATCCGTAAGGCTATAGCCTTCCTCTACAATAATACATTAGCCAAATCACGCTATGGTATTTATGATGATGGTAATGGTTCTGACATAATTGCTAAGAATAATATTAGTCAAGCTGCTGGTACAACGCCGATTGATTATGTTAATAGCTTTAATGTTGCATCGACAGATAATCTCTCTGGTGACGCAACGGCTCCGGGGAGTAATCCTGAGATTAACAAAACGCTTACCTTTAAGAATAAGGCTGCTGATAATTATAATCTTATTACTACAGATCCGGCAAGAGATAAGGGTGCAGACTTAAGTGCTGATGCTGATTTAGCATTTAATACTGATTTGTCAGGGCGTACCCGTGTTGTTCCGTGGGATATAGGTGCTCTTGAGTATTCCGAAAATGGTGGTGAAGGTGACGATGCAAGTGTGGCTCTTGTCAGTAGTGTGATGAGAAGAAATGCCCGGCGACGGTTAATGTATGCAGATGATTAGGAGAATCTGAAATGGCGCAATATGCAACTCTAGCCGAAGGCAACACCTATATGGGTGAACGGCTAAATACCGCCGCATGGGATGCTGCCGCTGATGCTGACAAGAATAAGGGGTTGCAATGGGCAACCAAGTTAATTGATCGTCTTAACTTTTTAGGAGAAAAAACTGACGAAGATCAAGAATTGCAGTTCCCAAGGGACGCTGATACGGATGTCCCTGACGACATCAAGAATGCTTGTATTGAATGTGCAAGCGCACTTCTTGATGGCGTAGACCCGGAAATGGAGTTTGAGAACCTGAGCATGGTAGCTCAGGGTTATTCTAATGTCAGGTCTACCTACGATAGATCACGACCGGCAGAGCATATCCTTGCAGGTATTCCAAGTGTAACAGCTTGGAGATATCTGAAACCGTATATTCGGGATGTGCATACGGTGGATCTTGAGAGGGCGTCTTAGGAGAGACAAAATGATTTCTCAAAAGCTTTATACAATCTGGTCAGTGCTGTATGAAGGTGAAGGCGGTGGCGACGGCGCTGGTGCTGGTGATGGTGCCGGAGATGGCGGCGGTGCTGGAGATGGTGGAGGCACCGGTGGCGGAGACGGTGGTGGCACTGGTGGCGGAGAAAGAACGTTTACTCAGGAGCAGGTGAATAAATTGCTTGCTGAGGACCGCCGAAAGCATAAGCAACAAACACAAAAAGCAATAGATGAACTTGAGGCTATAAAGTCAAGAGCAAATTTAACAGCTAAGGAACGTGAGGAATTAGAGGGTAGGATAACAGAGTTAAACAAGCAACTTTTAACAAAGGAGGAACTTGCTGCTCAAGAAAAGACAAAGTTACAGAAGGATTTTCAAAATCAAATTGAAGGTCTGACGGGTGAAAGAGATCAGTGGAAGGGTCGTTACACTGATGCAACTATTATGAGATCAATAACTGATGCAGCCGTAATCAACAACGCCTTCAACCCTGAGCAGGTCGTTGCTATTTTACGGTCAAACACTCAGCTTGCTGAGGAGCTTGATGCCGAAGGTAAGCCAACCGGAAATCTTGTCCCAAAGGTTAGCTTTATGGACAAGGATAAGGATGGTAAGCCAGTTACTCTTGAGTTGTCTCCGCAGGATGCGGTCAAGAGGATGTCTGAAATGGATCAATATCTGAATCTTTTCAAGGGTGATGGTACTGGTGGTATCGGTTCATCTACCCGCCCCGGTGGTAAAGCACCGGATGTATCTGAGCTTGCAAAAGATCCAGCTAAGTATCGTGAGGCTCGTAAGAAGGGTCAAGTACCCGGATTAAGTTAGGAGAGAAGTAATGCACCCGAGAAGGTTACTTAGCGTTTGGGTTTCGCATGGTGCGAATGACCTTGACGCTTTTATTCCTGAGTTGTGGGCTCAAGAGTCACTGATGATTCTTGAGGCTAATATGGTGGCGGCAAATCTTGTTCATCGAGATTTCGAGAATGAGATTGCCAACTTCGGTGATATTGTCAATACCCGCCAGCCTGCTGAGTTCGTGATGCAGCGGAAGGTTGATACTGATGATGTCACAATCCAAGATGCGACGGCGGTGAATGTGCCTGTGCCGCTCGATCAGCATCCTCATACCTCCTTCATGATTAGGGATGGGGAGGAGTCTAAGAGTTTCAAGCAGCTTCGTGATGAGTATCTTGAGCCTGCACTTCTGTCGCTGGCTCAGGGTGTTGATGAGATCGTGCTGGCGCAGCTTTATCAGTTCATGGCTAATACGGCTGGTAAGCTCGGCACGGACCCGACGAAGGGGACCGTTATTGGTATTCGTGAGGTTATGAATGCCAATAAGGTTCCGTCGATGGGCCGCAACCTCATTATTCCTCCGTCGATGGAGGGTGCCCTTCTTAACGTTGCAGATTTCGTGAACGCTGAGAAGGTGGGCGATGATGGTACGGCGTTACGTGAGGGTTCTCTTGGCCGGAAGTTTGGTCTGAATACCTTCATGTGTCAGAATGCGCCTGATATCGCTGTGGGTAACACGATTACTATTACGACACTGATTAACAATCTTGCTGGCTATGCAGCCGGTGACACTGTTCTGACGGTTGATGGTGGTACTACTATCATAGCCGGTTCGTGGTGTACGATTGCGGGTGATGATACGCCTCATCTGATTGTTGCCCGTGACGCTGATCCTGCGACTCAGATTACGCTTGAGTCGCCGGGCCTTCGTTATGCGGTTGCTGATAACGCTGTTGTCACTGTGTACGAGCCGGGTGCTGTTGATCTGCTTGCAGGCTATGCGGCTGGTTACGCCAAGTCGATAGTTGTGGACGGCTTCACGGTCGCCCCGCGCACAGGTCAGCTTGTTACGTTCAAGGCTGCTGGTGCTAACAGGTACGGTGCTCTCACGGCTCCGACTACCACTGGACTTCTGCTTGATCGGCCGCTTGTGGCTGCGATTGCAGATAATGATGTGGTTGGTATTGGGCCGGCAGGTGCTTATGGCTTCGCTTTCCATCGCAATGCGCTTGCGCTGGTTATGCGTCCGCTGGCGGCTCCTGCTGCGGGTACTGGCGCGCTGTCGTACACGGCCAATTACAACGGCCTGTCGCTGCGCGTGACGATCACTTATGATGGCACGAAGCAGGGCCATCTGGTGACTGTCGATATTCTGTGCGGTGTCAAGGTTCTGAATACGGATCTTGGCGCTGTGATGTTCGGTTAGGAGTATGGGTGGGTGGGGAGTAGATTTCAAAATCTGCTCCCCACCTAACAGGAGCCAAATATGCAACAGTTCATAGAGATAGCAAAAGTATTTGGGCTACCTGTAGCTTTATTAGTATTCTTTATATGGCGTGATTATATGCGTTCTAAAAGTGATGAAAAGATCCGTATTGACTTAGCTAGTAAATTACAGGCTACAGAAGATTTTCAAAAGAATCAATTAACAGCATTAGCTGTTGAGAATAAGGAAGTTGTAGTTAAGAATACTATGGCAATTGAGCAGCAAACGGAAACGATGAAAGGTTTTTCTAAAGCCTTATTAAAGCGTCCGTGTATGGCAGAGGAAAATGATAATGGCTAATGTATTAAGACAAATTAGCACTATACTCTATCGCATGAAGCGGAATTTTGGGCTTCCTGCTAGATTGCGTGTTGTAAGTGATGCTTACAATGTGCAGACTGGTGTTGTTACACCATCTAACACTGACTATGCGATAAGGAGAGTTATATTATTGCCGCGTCGTAGTTTGAGAGATTTCGTCTACGATCTTTCATTCATTGCAGCTAATAAAAACTTCACCTATGGTGGACTTTTTGATGCTGATAAGCGCGCGATAATTATTGATACCAAAGATTTACCAGTAGGTGTCCGTCCTACACAAGATATGATTATTATATTTGATACCGAACAATATGATATACTAGAAGTACACAGGTTTGAGATGGATCGTGGTTATATTCTGATTTGTAAGCATGTTGCTAGTACGGAGACTGTATAATGGCTGTTAATAAAAACTGGCCTAGATGGATTTTTGCATCCATCTCACAGCATTTCATGGACCAGCGGCAAGGTCTTGATATGTATATTGAAGGCCAACACCGTGCTACACGGGACTTGAAAGATTTTCTTGAACTTCGCATGGATGGACCATATATTACGGAGGTTAGTCATAATTACTTCCGTCTTTACATAGAAGTTAATGTATTGGTACAGTCTACAAAGGATCAAAGTAGTTATCACAGAATACACGCGAACGTGGGTATTGCAGCAGCAGCATTTTGGAATGGTATAAAGGTGTTCAAGTACGGTAACGGAGTTGATGATGATGATTCCTATCTTGGCTGTCTCCAATTGGTGACAGATGCTCGGGGTAAAGAGAGGATTCAGATTTCTCACTTCGGCCAAATTGAGCCCAAAACTAGGGTTATGCAGGCAACTGTGGAAGCTCATTACGAGATGTTTTTGCAACCTTAAGTTAGGAGTTAAGGAATGCGATTGAAGGGTCTTGTATCAGTTTGGGCAACGGTCTGTGCTCAGATTGATCTCAAGAACGCTACGATCACGATACAGGATGGGTCTACTAGTCCCAACAGTATCGAGGTCAAGATTGGAGAGGGTAATCTTACCTTCTCGGAACGTCGTAACATGGAGTACACCTTAGACCGAGGCGTACTCGATGAGGTTCGCGAGGGTGATGAAGTTCCGATGGATGTCCGTATGGACTTCGTATGGGAGTATCTGCTTGGCTCCTCTGCGACTGGTGCTGCTCCGACTATTGAGGATGCACTCAAGAAGCGGGGTAATGCGTCAGCGTGGGTGTCAACGGACTCTGATATATGTCGTCCGTATGCAGTTGACATCATCATTACCTACGTGCCTGACTGCCAGCCCGGTGATACGGAGGTAATCACCTTGGCAGATTTCCGGTGGGAGCAGCTTGACCATGATGCCCGTGCGGGCACGGTTGCTTGTTCCGGTAGGTGCAATGTGAAGGAAGCCAGTAGCGTTAGGTATCCCACGACACCCTAACTTACGGGGCTAAAGTAAGGAGATATTAAAATGAAGATGCACGGTAAGAAAATCGAAGGTCCGAATACTGAGATCGTGGTGATTCCGCGATCTACAGGAAACCTTGTGTTTAAGGCTCAGGCGGTGTTGGATTATGAGGAGTTTGAGTCAATTTATCCGGCACCGCTACCACGGGAAATTATTAAGGCCGGTGGTGAGCGGACCTTAGCTGTTAACGAGAAATCGTATCAGGATGCCTTGCAGAAGTGGGCATCTAGTAAAACTGACTGGATGGTTCTTAAGTCCCTACAGGCCACAGAAGGTCTGGAATGGGAAACAGTCAATATGGATGATTCTGATACTTGGGCCAACTATCAGGAGGAGTTGAGGGCGGCATCGTTATCTCCACCGGAGATTGCGCGAATCGTTAATGCAGTTACGATAGCTTGCGGGCTTGATCAAAAGAAGATTGATGAGGCTACAGCAGCTTTTTTAGCTGGTCTGGCCGAGGAGCAAGGCAGCGTAGTCTCCCTCGGTTCAGAACTGAGCAGTACGCCATCTGGCGAAGCTGCGAACGGTTCGGAATAATGCCGCCGGGAGTACAGGGTACGTGGGATGATAATGACGTGTGGAGACAAGCACAATTGATAGCTTACGACCAAATAAGAGGTTACGAGGAAGAAGAAGATAAGATAAATATGTACAAAGCATTAGGTGTTAAACTATAGGAGGCTTGGGTGGCCTCCTAGTGGGGCCACCCAAGATATAAAATGGAAGTAAAATTTGATAGACCAGTTCGTAGAGTGAATGAGCAAGCGGTATTTCGCTATGTTCATAATGCTCTTATAAAATTATGGAAAGAAAGCATACGTGCTTTTGTTCGTGAAGCAGTTAAGCATATACATATTGATACAGGAATGTCATATGCTTCTTTGATGCCACTAGCTGCACAAGTTAGACTGCGGGAGGAAGTGGGAAGTGCATTAGCACTTACAAACCCGGCTAAAGCTGGATTTAAAAATCTTACGGGCCAATTTGCTTCCAATAATGCTAGGTTCAAGTCTAAGACTTTTGGTGAACAACTTGGTCGTGAAGCTTTTGATATTAAGTTTGGTACTGATAAGTCTCCAAATTTAAGTTTTCAATTTCATATTGTAGTGTTTCAACATTTCTTACATGATGAGCCTAGATATCAGTATAGTGGAAATTGGCAGAGTATGTCACAAGCACGTACAGCGTTTTTAGAAACTTTTAATACTGGCATACAAAATAATGAATACTTACGTGGTGACTATATTGTTGCGCTGTTGATGGAGTTACGAGGGTTTGTTGTTCCGGCATCTGTATTCGTAACTGAGAGGGTATAAGATGGGTGATGATATTAGAATCAATGCTAATTCAGATACGCTAGTAGCAGCAGTTAATAAAGCTATTCAAGCGTGGAAAGATTACATACGGCTTGAAGATGCTGCTGTTACTGCTACTCTTACATTTAATAAAGCTGGTGAGCAACAGATTCGTGTTACAGCGAAACAGGCTGATGAACAACGTAAGCTTAATATTGTTATGCAGCAAGCTGGCACAGATTATAAAACAGTTTCAGCTAGTTTAACAGAGGCTACAGTTAAGTCAGTAGCATATCAACAGTCTTTACGGCAACTAGCTGCTGTTCAAGCTGATTTTAATAGACAAGCTCAAGCTGTTGGTAAATATGTTCAGCGTGGAGTATCGTTTATTGGTGCTGATCCTGCTGCTATTCTTCGTTATAAAAATGAAGTTGGTAAGCTTAAGGAACTTATTCAACAACAGGTTGGTAGTCTTAAGAATGTAAAAACTGCATGGACAGGATTAAATGGTGTTACCGATGCATATTCAGGTAATATGCGTCGTATACGTAATCAAGTGGCTGCAGTTAGGCGTGCTGAGGAACAATTAAAAGCGCCATTACAGGATGCTAATAAGCAAATACGGACCATGAATATTTCATGGCAGAGTATGATCCGACTTGTGGGATTACAGCTTGCTCGTCAAGCCGTAAGTGCTTTGACCAGAGCCATAGCCGATGGGGTTAGACAGGCTATTGAGCTTGAGAAACGTATTGCAGAAGTTAGAACAATATCACAAGAATCTCAATTACCGTTCCAAAGATGGCGAGATGAGCTAGTTGCTCTTTCCAATGCTTTTGGTATTCCTGTTTTAGATCAAGTTGAAGCTACTTATCAGACTTTATCAAATCAGGTTGCTGAGGGTGCAGAAACATTTGCTTTCTTAGAGGAAGCAAATAAGCTTGCACTTGCATCTGTTTCTTCGACATCTGAGGCTGTTAATCTTTTAACAGCAGCTATTAATGCATATCAACTTGATGTATCTGATGCTGAAAGAGTTGCAGCAAGTTTCTTTAAAACAGTTGAATTAGGTCGTGTACGTATTGCAGATATGGCTACATCTTTTGGTGATGTGGCAGTTTTAGCAAGACAACTTAATATACCACTTACAGATCTGCAAGCACTTATTGATACTCTAACTATTCAGGGTATTGCATACAATAAATCTAATACACAGCTACGTGGTATTTTTGTTAAGCTCTTGAAGCCTACTCAAGATATGAAGGAACTCTTTGAGGAATTAGGCGTTGCCTCTGGTGAAGATGCAATCCGTATTTATGGTCTTTTAGGATTTTTACGGAAGCTTAATGAGGTTACAGAAGGTAGTTCAACAAAGATTGCTAAATATATTAGTCGAATTAGAGGACTATCTGGTATTCTTGCTATTGTCAATAAAGATGCAGAACTCTTTGTTCGAAATCAAGAACAAATTAAAAATTCCACAGCATCGTATGTTCAAGCTCAAGCTCTTGTTCTTGAAGCTTCGGGCAAAAAGCTCGAAATTGAATTAACAAAAATTAAAAATTTCTTCTTAGTTGAACTTGGTGATACAATACTGCAATTTATTGCAGAATCAACTAATGGTTTTGAAGGATTAACCGATGTTGTAAAGGGATTTACGCAAGCTATACTCTTAGTGTTGATTCCGGCATTAACTGCTTTAACAGTTAAATTAGCTGTTTTAGCAGTGACTAATCCATTTAGTGCTGCAATTGTAGGTGCGACTGCACTTATTGGATTGATTCGAACAATCCAAATTAGTGCAGAGGAAGCTGCGGAAGCAGAGCGTAAAGCATTTGAGAATGCAGCTAAACAGCGTGTAGAAGATGAAAAGCGTGCTTCACAACAAATTACAACAGACTTTGAAGAGGAACTTACAGCTAGAATATTAAGAGTTGAGCGGTTTGCTGCTACCGTATTTGGTGAGTTTGCAAGGCTACGGCGTGATACAGTTAAGGATACAAAAGATTTTGGTAGAGATTTAACAAATATAAATAAAGATGTAACTAAAACTTTAACAGAGGGTATTCGACAAGCTCGTAAAGAATTCAAAGAATTTAGTAGGTTAGCTGAACAATTACGAGAAGAAACTACTGATGTGTTTCGTGAGGCTGGTCGTTTCCTCTTTGAAGTGCAAATTGAGGATCAGGGTTTCGAAGGTAAGATTCGAGAAATCCAAAATCGTATTGAACAGCTTAGAGAAGCAAGTGTCTTTGCTCTGGCTCTTGAAGATAAAGAAGCTTTTGATGAATTGCGTCAAGAGATTCTTGATCTTGCAAAACAGGATCGTGAAATCCGTCGTGAAGCGCAAGATGAAAATCGTGATAATGCAGCTGAACGAATTAAACTCGAAGAACAGGTTGCAAAAGAGAATCAGCAGTATGCAAGGCGTAGGCTAGATTTACATTTAAAGTTAATAGATCAGCTTAATAATGAACGTAAGAATCAAGACGCGATTCATAAAATCCGCCTCCAGATGAATCGTCTTGTTGAGGACCATGAAGCTAAGATAAAGCGTATACAAGAAGCAGAGAAAAAGTTAGTTGATAACAGTGTTACTCAAATTAATTTCCAAGAACGATATTTAGAACTTATAGCAGAGGAAGCGCAACAGCGCACAGCTTGGGCGGAATCTGCTGAGAAATTAGCAGCAGAAGCACATCAACGAGAGATTGATCTTGTTTTACAAAAGATTCAACTTGAAGAAGCCTATAGAAAATTTCAAGACTTTAATCTTAAGGAAGTTCTTAAACTTACTGATGCGGCTGCTGCAAAGGAAGCTCTTGAGGCAAGGCGTCAAACTACGCGAGAATTGTTTAATGCTCTACAAGAAATTGGTGTTTCTGAGGAAGCTCAAGCTAGATTACGTATACGTAATATTAATGAGGAGCGAGTATTACGTGAACGTATTTTTGAGTTAGAAAAGCGTGCTGCTCTTGAGAATCTGAAAGCTGAAAGTGAGGTTATTAAAACTCGGTTTGAAGCTATTCGACAGGGTATTGAAGCAGAACAAGTCGAATTAGTACAACTAGATAATCGATTTGAAGCTATACGTCGTGCGATCCAGAAGGGTCTTGCTGGTGAGCGTGAATTATTCAAAGGTACTGCTCCCTCTCTTGGATCAGCCGGTACATTTGAAGCCGCTCAAATCGAGAAGTTAAGGCAAACTTTATTACCTATTGAACAAGTATTAGCAGAATTTGCAGAAGTGCCGGCTGTTGAAAATATAGACGAAGTTGTGTCAGCATTAAGTAAATTACGAAGCTCAATTCGAGTAGTCCCTATTGGAAATTATTCACGACTGTCTCAGGAACTCAATATTCAAACTGAGAAATTAAGAGAAAATATTACAGCCGTTGTTATTGAATTATTAGACCAAAAGGATGCTCAAGAGGACTTGATTCAAAAATCTGAACGGCTTGCTGATCAAGAACAACAACTTAGGAATCTTACTATTGAGTTGCTCAAAAGTAGAATAGCTGCTAATGAGTCACTTAAAGAAGGTGCCGAGGTTGAGGAAACTGCTGCTGGTACAATAGAAAGTTATGATACAAAGGTTAAAGATTTAACACAATCACTACGTAATTTAGAAATACAACTTGATAAGGTTCGTGAAGCTATGATGTTCCAAAATATTCAGGTTCCAGCAGTAGCCGAGGAGGTTGGATTTGCAAAGGGTGGATCATTACATGGTCGAGACACTGTTCCGGCTCTTTTGAGTCCGGGTGAATTTGTTGTTAATGCAGCGGCTACGCGAAGATTCTATAGTCAACTTGTACGTATGAACTCTGGTGTACAAACATTTGACCGTGGTGGTCAAGTGACTAATGTAAATGTGGGAGATGTAAATGTTAATCTTCCAAGTACAACATCGCCTGATTATGATGCCGTCAGGCTTGGTAAGATTCTGAGGCGTGGTATCAGGAGAGGAACGATTGCATTATGAATAAGTTAAAGTTAAAAGGTAAATATTATCTTGAGCTTGTACGTGATGGTAAAGTGATTGAAGTTAGGGAATTTCTTAACGGAATTACTAATGGTGGTCTTGATGCACTTTTAGATATAATGTTTCATGGATCTTCACAGATAACAGCATGGTATTTTGGTCTTATTAATGCCTCAGGATACACAGGTTTAAGCCCTAGTGATACGATGGGTAGTCATGCAGGTTGGACTGAATTTACAACTTATTCGGAAGCTAATCGGCAAGCATGGCCTGAGGATGCCGCGAGTGGACAGTCTATAACAAATACAACCTTAGCTAATTTTAGTATTACTGGTGCGGGAACACTTAAGGGTGCCTTCTTGGCTAGTGACAATACGAAGGGTGGTTCTTCTGGAACCTTATGGTCAACAGCTTTATTCTCCGGTGGTGACTTAGCGGTCACTAATGGTGATACCGTGAGACTTAAGTATACATTAAATGCGAGTGGCTAAATATGTTGAGACTATATTATCCAGTTGGAACACTTTCTGGTGCTACTGATCTTGTGACCTTACGTGGGCCACGTATTGGTGATATCCAACGTGTTAATAATGAAGCTCTTGTTGTGGAGTCGCGTGGTGGCGACTTGATGTCAGTTAAGGACGCTAATTGGCCTATTAGTAAAACTAATGTATACCAGTTTGAACGGATTCAAGAATCCGTTATTGAGGAGCTTAAAGCTTTTCTTATAAAGACTGCTGGTCTTGAGATTAATCTTATAGATCATTTCGATCAACTCTGGACTGGAGTTATAGTTACTCCTGTTAATGAAATTATAGAAGTACGTGAAACGTGTAGTTATGATGTAAGTTTTGAATTTATGGGAGACATCTTAACATGATAACTATGTCATATCCAGCACGGAATCCTGTTGATAGCATCACGTTAAGGAATCCTGTATTGGGGAATTCCGATCAGTTTGATATTAAAACAAGATTTCGTAAATCGATGGATGATACATTACGAAGTTATAAGTCTACACCAGAATTACATACGTTATTAATGACGTTTGTAGACTTAGATAAAGCTAAGATTGATGAGCTTCTTACTTTCTTTAGTAATTCTGGTGGTAATGAGATAAAATTAGTTGACCACCGTGGAATTACATGGAGAGGTTTTATAATAAATCAACCTTTTGAAGCTATATCAGTTGGTCCTGCTGATGAACCTAGTGCCGGATCTTTAAATCGTATGGAAGTTAGTACAGTAACTATAGAATTTAGATGTAGACCAGCAGTTGAGCGTATGCAACAGTCTATTATATTCTCCGAGACTATGGTAGGAGACAAAGTATAATGAGAGTATTATCGGCTCATGCTCAGGCTAAAGTAGACCAGAATCTTGGTACTGAGCCAATTATAATTGTCCGTGTTGACTGGAATGCTGGTACAGAATACTATGGAGATAAGTCTTTTCCACTTGATGCTATAACTATTCAAGGTAAATTAACTGAGTGTGAGCCTGTTAATGCTCAAGAAAAGCTTGATAGTCTTAGTGAAGTTTCAAGTGTCGGGGTGACTTTATTTGATAATGATGGTTCATTAAAAGCTAGACTTAATACTGAAATTATTGAGGGTCTTGATTGTATAATCTACCAACATTTTGATGGTAATGCTCAAACTGATTTAGCTCCATTACTTGTTGGTCGAATCATAAGTCCAATTAACTGGCATGAGGGTGATCGAGAACTTAGCTTTGATGTTGAAACCTACGTGGAAGATAATGAAGTTGGTTATGCGCCAGAAGAAGGTGATATAGCTAATCTTCATCCTGATGCAATAGATGTTCCTTGGCCTCTATGTTTTGGTACAGTAATCCATGTACCGTGTGTACGTATTCGTCATGCTCCTAGTGGAAGATTACGATATGGTATTAATCAGAATTTTGGTAGTTTTGTAGTTGAAGGTGGCGAAGATTTTCCACAGGATACATCTATACAAATTAATGTTGGTGGTGTACTTTATACTGGTAGTTTTGATGGCAATGTGTTTACAGCTACTACACGTAATGATGCATGGCATACTAGTATAGCTTTACAAGATCGTAAGCTTAGTGATACTCATGTTCAAGATTCTAGTGTAATTTGGATTGATTCTGATGATCATATAGCAGGATTATATGTTAAGGTTACACATCCTACTTATGGTACATGTATTAATTATTGTGTATCTCAAGTTGGCAAAAAGTGTTTCTTCCGTAAGCCGTTTAGGTCAGTAACAAACCCATTCCAAGATTTAATACTTGATCACTACAGTACAATTAATGAAACTTCATCAGTACCTCGGGCATCATGGGGTGCTAATTTTGTTGTTGAAGTTATTTACAGAGGAATTTTTGGTGCTGAAACACAGGAAGGTTACTTAGCTGGATATCAACTTATAGTTCTTGCTGGTGTTTGGAGACTTCCAAGTGGTGCTAAAGTTCGTCTCCGTAAAGACTATAATGATTTATATGTTGCAAATTTGATTCCAAGTGTTGAGATTTTAGATGTATTCGGATATCGTAATGTTCAAGGTGATAGACGTTTTGAACCGATACCAAGTAGCTACTATACTGTAAATCTTAGCGATAGTCTTGATGGGCAATCACCCACTACTTTTGAATTTGAGATTGCTTTAGAAGATTATTTAGACGAAGGATGGAATGGTGATGTCTATGTCTCTTTACGGTCGAGTCAAGGCTCTAACTCGGCTTCGACGGTTCGTTACTTACTTGAGAATTATTCAAATATTATTCCTGACGCTACTACTTTTAATCAAGCAATTACAGATGTGGCACCTTATCTGTCTAGTTTTGCTGTCTTTGATAGACCTAATGTGCTCAGTCTGGTGGATAAAATTGCGTGGCAAGCTGCCCTATCTTTAGTTATACGTGATAACCAAGCGTTTATACGTTTTCTTGCTGTTCAGCATGACGCAGATTTTGGAATCACTGAGACTCATGTTGAACTCAAAACACTACAATTAGGTTTCACTGAAACTGAGGAAATTTGGACAAAGCTAATTGCTACATGGAAAACTGATTATTCTGGTGATGAAGATTCAGAAAAAGAATATATCTATCGTAATAATGAAGATATCTATGGTCTTAAAGAGAAAGAAATAGATTTCTTCATCTATAATACATCATCTATTTTACAACTATTTGTTGATTATTGGGGTTATAAAAAGTCTAATATCTGGCGGCGATGTGCTTTTAATACTTTCCTTGAAGGGGTCGTCTTAGATACATATGATATTCTGGAAATAGCTGTAGCTAAATTTAGTGCTAATAATATTAGGGCACTTGTGGAACATATATCTTATGATAGTGAAGAATCGGCTGTAACTATTGAAGCGGAGTTATGGTCAAAAGCTGGTGATGTTGATGCTTTTGATGAGCCAGTTGAGGATGAAGGGTATTATCTTGGTGATCCTACTAATCCTATTGATCCAATAAATAATCCAACTGATCCCGAAGATCCGGGGGCAGGTCGAGAAGAAGTAGATTATGATATTCCGGGAGATAATCAAACAAATCCGGATGATCCCGGTCCTGATGAGGATGAAGAGGAAGAAGGAGAAAATCCTACTCTTTATTTAAGTTTTGATGTAGCCCCTGTTGAAGTTGAACGTGGCACAAACTTTAGTATACAGGTGAGTATACGAGATTCTTTTGGTAATCTTGCTAGTAAAAATGTTTCAGGTACACTTGTACTTGGTAGTTCTGATGGTAGTGATGTTCTTAATGTTAGTAATATTAATTTTGTAAATGGAATTTGGTCGTCGAATAGTGTTCAAATTACTGGTGGTTCTGGCGATGATTCTGGCATCATACAAGTTAGTGCCCCAAATATTATAGAAGGTGGATTGACAACTCGTTTTGAAACAGCTTCAACTGAGTCTTTTGATATTATAGATGCAATGGCAACAACACTATCTTGGGATGTATCACCAAGTTCTGTTAATCGTAATGTTACTTTTAGTGTTCAGATAAGTGGAGGTAAGAATGGAGGTACACTTGACGTTCAGCTTAATTCTACTGACGGTCTTGATCGTTTGTATAATGGCTCTGGCCTCTTAACGCAAATTACATTAGATGGCTCAGGTAATTACTCAGCAAGTGATTGGTATATACTTGGTGGTAATGGTGATGATAACGGACATCTTAATCTTCATGATCCAGCTAGAGAATATGAAGATGAAGCTTGTCCACAATTTAGTATCGCTGAATTATCACCACAACAACTAACACAGTCATTAAGTTTTACTCAAATAATGGAAGCAAATGGTTTACAATTACAGGTTGATCCTGATGGTATTGTTACAAGTTCTGTGTTATTTCATAATGGCATAGCGATTCGAAAATCTACTGGAGAAATAGATACATCATGGGTAGGTAATGTAATGATTACAGCCTATGATGATGTCGGTAATAAATTAACATGGCTTGGTGCAGGACCGGATGCACAGAATTATGGCTCATTTATAGTTGTTGATGTTGTAAGTGGGCAGTGGGAATCAGATGATTGCAGACTATTGATTCCTGAATCAGCCGTTAATCCAATTACATTTGTCGGAGAAGATTTAGATAGTGACCTTATTGGAAATGCTGTTTCTCAAATTGGTACACTTGAATTCGATGTTAGTGTAGATACAAATCCTGTTACACGCGGTGTGAGTTTTAATCTAACAATTCAGGCCAAGGATGCCGAAGGTAATCTTTTAACTACTTATGTACCACCTACACAAGTTGATATTAATTTGACAAGTGGTGATCCTAGTGATGCTATTGCTCCCTTATACACAGATAATACTGGATGGAGTAATGGTGCAAAAGTTGTATCTTGTTCAATAACAGGTGGATCAGGTAGTGATCCGGCTATTATTGAATGTGTTGATGCTGATACTGCTCATAATGGTGAAACTGATCTTACAGTTTATACAACTGTTCCTGCTCCTACGATTATTACACCTGTAAATGGTGGTGATTATTTTGGTCTTGATACTACTTATGACGAAGATGCTGTCGATGGTACAGTTGAAGGTGAGGATGCGTGGTGGGATACTCAAAATGACGCAAGAGTAAATTTCTTTAATGATACAGCTTTGAGTGGTAATGGTGAAGCAAAAATATCTAAATGGGATATCCATCCATATGCTGATATGCTTTGTAATGAGGCAGGTGGTTATAAACGCTATACAATAACTCCAGCACAAAAATCTGGAGCAGTTGCATTACTTCTAAATGTAGCTATGAATTGTCGGGATAAAGGTAATTTATCTTGGCCGAATTGGGCATGGTCGTCAAAAGCCGGGGCTGTTTTTGGTCGTATTATTGCTAGGTCTGCATTAGATATTGCTAGTGGTTATAGCCTTGCCTATGCTACAGCTTTCTCACAATACGTTATGACATGGGCTAATCAAAAAAGTGCTGAGGTGGGTGGTACACCAACGGTACCGGGTACTTTTAAGATTCAAGTACCTTTGAGCCTCCTTAATTATATTAGTCCATCAACAAATTACCTATATCTATGGGCGCATATCTTATGTCCTATTTTAAATTATGATACCTTCCTGTGGAGTGGTGGATCAGGTATCAGTCATAGGCAGTGGGAAGCAAACTTTATTGTTCAAAATTTGGAGATATACAAATGAGTAGGCCAGAAATAGATTTAATAATCCCTGTAGAAAAGACTAGCGCACAGCTAGATAAGACCCTCGGGTTAATTGAACAGTATACAAAAAACTTTAATTTGATACTTGTCAATGAGCCCGATTTAAATGTATCAGAAGCTCGACAAAAAGCTATGGATGAAATGGCTAAAAATCGGGTTATCTGTTTTCTTGACTATGATTCAGAGATGGTACATCCTGAGTGGCTTGATGCTATGTATGAGACACTACAGAGGCAACAAGATGCAGGAGCAGTTTTTGCTGGTGAGTGGTGGGGTACTGAACCAGAAGTTATTATTGATACATCTGAGTATCAAGAATTTGAAACACCCAAGGGGCCGGCTGCTTGTATGATGTTAGATTTAGATCGGATTCCAGAATCCGTAAAATGGGATCAATATATAGGATTACGGAATGGTTGGTTAGGGGGTGATTTTGAAGAAGTTGAATATCAAAAACAATTGGTACGAGCAGGATTAAAATTGTATCAGTGTTTTGGTGCAGTTTTCCATCATACAGGAGGGAGGACATCTTTAAGAAGATTTGCTCAATCAGATAGACATAAGACAGTTAGAATAATGAGATTATTAATAGAGTATAAATATGGTAAAGCTCCTGAGGATGATGATTATTTTAAAGGGCTTAAATATATTAAAGCTGATCCTGATGATGATAATAAGATGGCGTTAAGTGGGAATCTTCGTGAATGTTATGAGGAGGTTATTCGTAAGAATGGCCTTCGACATGTTCAAAGTCTTAGAAAACTAGGGCTAGTTTAGGAGGAGTTATGGGTGAGGAAATTGTTGCCGAGGCTTGGTGGGTACCGCTGATTGGCACCGTGGCAACAGCCGTTGTGGGGCTGATAGGATATTTTATTAGGAAACTCATTAATCGTATTGTTAAGAAAATGGACATGGATGATGCGGAGCGTGAAGCAGTGCAGGCGCTTCTTGCTGGTATGGCTAAGGCACAAGATGAGGTTGTGCGTGAAGCTAAGAAGGCTGCTGCCGATGGTAAGCTTACGAAGGAGGAAATTAAGACGGCTCGACTTACCGCTATCAGCCATGCTAGAGAAGTTGCTACGGGGCCAGCTAAGGAGCTTCTGTTATCTTGGGGTGAGGACCGACTTGATTCCTTAATCAAGCAACTTCTCGCCAAGTTCAAGAAGCCTAAGGTTGAGGATGTATCAGGAGCAAGTGGTAATGGCTAAGAAATGGATACAGGGTGCGATTAAAAGACCCGGAGCATTAGGGAAAAAGGCTAAAAAATTAGGCTGTATGAATAAAGATGGAACAATTGATTTAGCATGTATGTCTAAGAAGGCTGGTGATGATCCTACAACCAAGCGTCAAATAGCTTTGGCCAAGACGTTGAGGAAACTGTGATGATAGAAATCTTGCTAGGATTTTTAAGCAAGATCATAGCGGAGGTTTTTACAAATGTTTTGTCAACACCAGCAGTTGAAACTGATGTCTCCAATGTGGAGGGATCGCTTGATACTGTCTCTACTCCTGCTGATGATCTTGTTAATCGTTATGACAGGATGCTCAATAGGGGTTAAGGAGAAACAGACTCTTGTATATGCATCCTTTGCAGCAGCACCGGAAGAGGCAAAAGGCGCGATTAAGATTGCGACGAATAAACCGATTCTGGTCACAGTTGAAGGTGAAAAGGATATAGTAACAAAGATGGATTTAGGTGGATACTACGCGGTTAGTGCTAGGGATTTAAAGGCGTTCATAAATGCGATTAAGAAGATCAACGGACGGTAGTTTGTTCGCTCCCCATCGGGGTAAGCCACCTGCTTGCCCCGATGGGTACGAACAAGATCCAATGGACCCATATCGGTTTGTACCGATATTAGATGATTGCGAACATCGTACTATCATAAGTGAGCAATCAGGATGTTGCGGGAAAATTAGAATTATGAAATGTGCTGCTAAAAATAATAAAGTGATTTTAAAATCCGACTGCCTAGCCTGTGAAGATAAGGCTGTAAAGATAAGTATTATTATACAAAATGATCCTCCATCGAGGCATCTTGAAAAACTTCTACAATCTTTATATAGGCAGCAACTTGATAATATGGAAATTATCATTCATGGTGGGGATGTTCAAAATCTATGTGAGAAATATGAAGCTCGGTATAATGGTGAACCGACTGGTCAAATTTGGGTAACAACTTATTCCAGAATATATCAACTTGTTGATTGCATTGAAACTCTAGTAGCTCCCATACTAGAGGATGTTACTGTTAATTGTTTTAGTCAAATTCACATAGACAAAAATGGTCAGTACCTGAAATGTCTTGAAACTGGTGACTTTGATAATCTAGAAGTTTGGAAGCAGTGTCCTGAGACGGATTATACATTATTGTCTGCTAAACACAGAAGTAGTGCTAAGGGCAATTATGTTAAAACAGACGCTTGGGCTATTGACTTAGGAGACTAAAGATGGATCTTAGTGATGAAGCTTTTGTCGGAGTACCTTCGGAAGTTTGTAAACAGCGTGTTCGCCGATTTGGAGATGGAACATTCGGTATTCCACGTAAGCATCGACAAGCTATGGCCGAGCTTGATGCTAATTTTGTACGTGTACCGGGTGAACTTAAGTGGTATGCTAAGGGTGAAGCCGGTCACGATATTAATAAGCTTAGACCAATCTTAAAGGGTAAGCAGATTTATATGGTTGGTAAGGGTTCAAGTCTTGATCGTATTTCTGCGGTGGATTTCCCGAATCAAGACGCTGTTATCATGTGTGTTAATGAATCTATCCATAAGATTGAAACTTTAAATTTGCCGCATGTAACATTAGCAATGCAGCACGATGTTAGACTACAGCGTGAATGTCTCCCAAAGCGTGCTGCAATAATTATTAATCCGGGATTAATTCATTGGTATCACGATATAAAGAATAAGTATGTATTAGCCCCGCCTTTCGTTGGTGAACCTCGGGCATGTCTTACTTCGATTTTAGGATTAAAACTTGCTAAAAAGTTTGGATGTCTTAAAATCACTTTCCTGTGTTTTGATGCCTGTATTGATGGCAGCTTAGACTATGCGGATTGCATAGGCCATACTCCCGCCCGAGGCGGCGATCCTCGGCGATTCTTAGAGCACTGTCAGCGTATTAAGCTTGCTCTTGATGGACATCCTCACGAATTTGTCAAAGTAAAAGCCCCTGTAAAAGCATCAACCGATACACATCAGCCGTTGATAGACAGTCCTGTAGAGCATCGTGAGCCCGATCCCGTTGAACCCCAAGAGTCCGAGCCAGCCACTGGAGATTCGTCTTTGAAAACGGAACCTTCTCAGCATGAGCAGCAGCCCGATCATTCAGAAAGTGAGCAGTAATCATTGTATCGACATAATGGTAATCAAAGAGGTCATTATATAGATCGACACCTAACCACTGTTTAATGAATCCCATGTCGAAGGCGTAATTCTGGCCTAATGGGATAATCTTCTTGGGGTTCCCATACTTCGTTGTAGGGAGCCCCAAGGTTTTAATCCATTCCTCAAGGAGATCCTTAGCTTTCTCACGATCATGCCCGCGTTGTGCTATCTCGGTGAAAGTTTTACGATTAACTTCCATAGCTTTCTTATCTGCACGTTCTGGATGCTCAGGAATAATTTCAATATAAAATGGCAGAACATCTTGGCGTGGTTTGATGTCAGAATCCAAAGCTACAATAGCAATCTGAATCATCTCATGCCAGTATGCATCAAGACCCGTTGTCTCGGTATCTATAACACATAACTGGTTGCCATTCCAGTGCTGCATCGAATTAGCCATTGGTAGTCTCCTCGATTAAGGCATTGGGAATCTCTACGTAAAAGACGGGCAGGTTAAGCTGGTTAGCAAGGTATATTTCAAAAGCTATACCATCACTATCCTCCCATCCACTATACTTGATTACGTATATAATAGTACACATACTCATAAAAATTTCATCAACACGTTGCCACCAGACATGATCATAAGGTAAATTAAAATATCGCGCAATTGGGTGACAAGCAATGATTGGAGAGAAAACTCTATGGCTTTCTTGTATAAGTGTCCCGGCTATTATGCAAGCCTGTTTGAAACGGATTTCCCGAATCTCAGGATTCTTATGCGAATACGGGGTAGCAATATATATCATCTCATTATTAGCACAAGATTTACAAATTAATCCATCGCGTCTACGTTCAAGATGCGGGACCACATTGGCAGTTACTCCGCAACGGACGCATCTATCCTCAGACATGCTAACCCCAAATAATATAAGCTTGACGCCTCGGAATGATATACTGGAAACCTATCGGTAATCCATGACTTGCAAGCACCGATACCCACCAATCAAGATCTCGGATTGTCAAATGTAGTTCCTGACCTTTCGGGCCTTTCCACCTTGCAGGCAGTCCGCTAATTGAGAAGGCGATTTTACCATCAGGTTGCAGGACTCGTCGCAGTTCAGCGAGAACCTTGTCCACTTTTTCCGGTGGTATATGTTCCATAACATCACAGCACCATATACCGTCGAAGAAGTCTGTATCAAATGGCATATCGTCTAGTGAACGATGTATAGCACAGCAACTAGTTGGAGCATGGTCAATAACATGCTTACTAACATCAACACCATAAGTCATATTAGTGTAACCACGACTCCGCATCTTACGAGTGAAATCACATTTACCGCAACCTGCATCTAGAATCTTTTGACAAGTTACCATGCGGTTATATGTATGTTTGAGTAACTCATCAATAGGGCCACTACCATATCCTTTCTCACCGTAAAGCCACGAATAAATATTATCTTCTTCATCCCACCAATGCTGCTTTATTCTTTCACCCACAGTACCTCCTTAGCTGTGGATCTTTTATCCACACCTTTTAAATGAGCCTTACGATTTGTCTCAGTATAGGCTTGAGACTGTATTGACACAAAAGATTCCCACTCGTAGCGGGCATCCCACTCTTGATTCTCGTACAAAGGATTGGAATAACCGGATACTGCTGCAAAACCTTGTAGATGCATGATAACATCGAGAAGCCGTCGATGATCATCATGCGTCATTTTACTTTTATAGATACCTGTGTCAGCATCAATATATGGAGGATCAATATAGAATACAGCATCAGGATTATCATAATCTTGTATGCAGTCATACCAATCTTGATTCTCGACCTGTACCTTTTTGAACCGGTCATGTATTAATGGGAATAATGGAAGCTTATCTCTTATACTAGCTAACGACGCTTTTGCAGATGTTGAGCGTCCGAAGTTTCGGCCAAGACCTGCAAAAGAATACTCAGTCATATAATACCATCTAAAGGCTCGCTCGATATCATCATCCGGATTTTGCCAATCCCGATTGATTATAAAATCTTCTCGACTATGGACAGATAGTTCGATAGCTTCACATAGTCTTGCCATACGTTTCGGATCACGTAGGCAACGATAAAAGGCAACGACACCAGCATATCTATCATTGAAAACCTCCATTTTACTAGGGTGTCTAGCAAGTAAAACAGCAGCCGATCCACCGAAAGGCTCAATATACATACCACGATAAGGCAGTCGTGGTATAATGAATTTTATAGACCGAGACTTTCCGCCCGGATATTTGAATGGTGCTCTTAAGATTGTCTCACGGGTAGATTGTTCCGCGTTACGATCTAAATCTTCAAACATACTTAGTAGGTCAGTCACGTTTTTTACCCTTTATATAGACGGGTAAATCGTTAAGATGCTCTGGCAGTAAGCCTCTTTTAATCATCTCCTCAGTATGGATGAGTCCTTGTATATTCCAAAATGCTGCCGCAAGATGATCTTCATCATCTTTACCTTCAAGGTAATCATCTAGATGCCGACAAGCAGAATCAAAGAACGAAGAAAGAGGAATACCTTTTTCCCAATTCCGATCGCTATATTTTATAGCTCCACGCTGGCTATGTATAGCTAGTCGGCGTTTCGCTATCGGGCTCAGAAGGTGGTATGCTCCCTTGAGAGTCGTCACATCCCTGACTGCTCCTGTCTGGAATTTCCGACGCTTCCCAGAATCCTTAAGTTCCGATTTCTTCTTCGCCATCTCTCTTAGCCTCCAAATACTCAAAGAATGTTTCCATCTTGATTGTCTCTAAAACACCTATCACTTCTGAGTAAGTTATATCATCATACTCTGCAAGAGTCCGCTCAATCGCTAGGTTAATGGCTGCTGATAAATGTTCTCTAAATTGTTCACTCATCCTTTGTACCTTTCATAACATCACCATAATGCCAATTACCTGCTGATTCTCGAATCTTTAAATGCTTAACCGGTGTTACATTAACACCGATGAATTTACCATCAGGTAATTCAACGTATTGAGCAAACTCATGCTCAAAAGCGTGCATGAGTTGCTTACGCTGTTCCTCAGGTAGCTTATCCAAAATGTCTTTAATCATTTTCGATTTCAACTAAATAATCATTTCTGGAAACAAGTTTCTTGCTTTCTGTTTCCTCAGTAGATTCGATACCTGCCCAACAAATATTACCGATATAAAATTGTCCATCATATCGGCGTCTACCCTTAGGCAGTTGAGGCGGTAACTCCCGCCCAACCCTAATTTTACTCCATAAGTGGACTTCATTCGGGTCCATCCACTCTAAAAACTTATCGTAGAACTCACTAAATTTAATCATGTGACCGTTAGCATGTTGAGTCTTTTCATCAACAAATAATTCAAGCTGAGTTTGATTGAGTTTTTGTGCAATATTTTTATCCTCAGTTTCAATAACCGGGACATTAAGACGATCAGAAGAAGGAGGTAATTCTAATCCTATAATCTCTGCCAAGAAATCAGGAGCCTCACGCTCCAACATCGGTATCAGTTTCTTTTTAGGGATCATAATAGTAGGATCAAGATGCTCTACAAAGCACATGGTAATACGAGTATCACCTGTGAATATAGGACAAGCTTGATGTTCATTAGCGCACTGTATCCAGTGTGTAGCATTTGGTATATGATAAGGTGTTTTACCTTTACAATGGATTAATAAATCACGCGAAGTTACCCAATCCTTAATCCTATTGTAAGCAGTACGATTCTTTTTAAGATCTGTTTCTTCAACGACACAAATTATAGCTCCCTCAAGTTCGGCATTGAAACCTGCCTGACTTATAAGAGCCGCATCGGCTCGCTTGTAGCCTTTAGTTAATAGTAGACTAAGTGCTTCATGGAAAATAGATTTACCACTATTCTGTGGTCCATACATAAAGAGATATGGTAAGGGTTCAAGTGGCTCTCTAAAGAGTGAAGCTATCCAACACTTAAGATAATCAGCACCCGTCAAAATACCATTAGCTTTACACCAACCATTATTCTTGATTGTTTCATCAAGACCCGAGCCACAATGCTGCAAGATTTTAAACCACGTAGGATATACATGGAGATCACGATCTTTTGATGGCAAGAATCGGAACTGTGCAGCATTACGGTTCCATTCTCGATCACCGGGATATTCAGGCTGGAAAGGTTTGTTAACAACTTTCCAACATTTAAAAATGGATGATCCCAAAATCGTAGAGACTTCACCTGACTTGAGGCCAAGTGAACCTAATGCTATTCTAACATGGGCAAGTGGTTCATTACGCCAATACCCATCACTCTTAATCATCCAACCATAATCTTCACCGGACTCTGTAACTAGATGTCTAACCATATCGTCATAATTACCCATGTCTGGTTCTGTCGGTGCAGTAACTTGAGTATTATGAATCTTTGTCCAATCACCTTTCTTCGGCAGCCAACCTTCCATCTCGTCAGCACGATCTGCTTCTTTACGTTCGACTATTGCAACAAGCCGCCCGTCTTTATGTTGTTTGAGTTTCGTCTCCCGCGACAGTAGCGGGGCACCTATATTAAGTGTAACACCAAGAAGTGCTGCTGCCTTCATAGCCATTTCAGCTTCACGAAATACGAATCCACCAGACGGATCTTCTAATCCGCCATAAGCTCTACAAGCTGCTTTAAGATCAGGTTCTCGATTCAAGTAAGTACGAGTCCAGCCAGCACCGTCTTGATCCCATGATTCATGTTCTTGAGTACCCGGTGAAAATCGTCTAACAGCCCAAGCACCACGCCGCATCGGAAAGAGGAAGCAATTATGGTCAGCACCACGTTCAGTACCGACAGCTTCGGTATTAAAGAAACCCCGCATTTGCAAATCTTTGTGGGCTTCTTTCAGATAAATAGTATGAGTAACTAACATGTGATGATCCTGATCCCACCACCAAACAGCATCAATATCTGTAAGATATTGTATAAGCTTTTTATGAGATTCTTCTAAACTAACCTTTGGCCTTTGACCTGCAAGTTCTTCAAATAGGTCTAAATTATCTGCACCAGTAATATCTTGAGGCATATTCTTTCGACGCCGACCACTAACAACTTGAATATGGTCACGCCAGTTAAGAGGAATATCACGAAGTATCATACCTTTTTTAATTAATTTAAAACCATCTGTACCAGCGGTCTTACGATGCCAAACCCACATATTACCGCCGCAGATATCTACATGACTTTGAAAATCAAAGCCAGTGATGGCAGACATCTTACCGATAATAGCTCTAGCTAAAGCTGAATGCTCATTATGGTTTTGGGTAGATACATCATCAAGGAATACATATAAATGTAGACCCTTGCCAGAAGAAGATTTTCGAATCGTTACCCACTCAATAGCAATTGCTGTTTGCTTAACTTCTTCAAGCTGCTCGTTTGTAAGTTTGTGAGTATGCTTATCGGAATGTCCCATTATGGCATCAAAATCAAAGGCCACCCACTTGCTGCATCGGGACTTCCAATCCCAACCTGTCATGCCTATACCTTCGGCATGAGCCTCAAGGTCGAATCTGATTTCAGAATCAGTATACTCTGGCTCTGTATTTGCATGGTGGGGTATACGGAAGGACTTCCATGTTGTCAATCCATCTGTCCAGCCATGCCACTTCTTACCTTTGAAATCCCCGTCAATACGCTCCCCGCCATCTTGTGCTACATTAACTTGGACTTCCATATCTGGAGTATAGAGTTCTGCAAGGTCGTGTTCAGCTATATGATTTAAAAATCGTCCAATTGCTTCTGTCCTTGTGGGCATAATGGCAGACTTTCCTGATTTGATTCTGTAAACCGGGTGGAAATATTGAAATCAAATCACTGCGGTTATTATATACTACTCCATTATCTATTACGGCAATTACTGGAATTTGGTAACTAACTTTTTTTATTTTATTGTATAATTATTGGCATGTTAATTGCTTTCCTTATATACTCTTGAAAAAGAGTAAGTCAGTAATTAGTCAGTAGTATAAAAACTTTTTAGTTACCAAAAGCGAAAAAATCCCGTAATAAGTAATGTATAGTCCTGCCGTGGAGACGTTACCATGCGAAAGGGGGTGCCCCATGTGAAATCAAATCATGCAACGGGATTTGATTTGGGAAATCATTCAGGTCTGATTTTGGGGAATCATTACAATGGGTAAGCTGGCTGTTATTGCGATTGCTGCAATCAGGGAGAATCCTGTTGCGCTTCGCAGCGTGAATCGAGAGTCCGAGGAATATCTCGGTCTTGTTGATTCGATTCGCAACAAGGGATTCCTTGGAGCTATTACGGTTCGTTCCAAGAAGGACGATGAGACGGGCGATGAGTTCTATGAGCTGGTGGATGGACTTCACCGATTCTCGGCTGCTAAGGACGCAGGGATTGAGCAAATCAACGTGGATGTTGTCACGCTTGACGACGACGCTGTGATGGAAGCACAAATCATGGCGAACATCCACAAGATTGAGACAAAGCCTGTGGAGTATTCTAAGCAGCTACTCCGTATTCTGTCACGTAATCCGCTGATGACTGAGGCGGAGCTTGCCACGAAGCTTGGCAAGTCTACGCAATGGATCAAGGAGCGTTTGGGTCTGACCAAGATCACAAACGCCGACATTGCGGCACTCGTTAACGAGGGTAAGATCAAGCTCGCCAATGCTTATGCTATGGCGAAGCTCCCGCCGGAGGAGATGGCTGATTTCGTAGATCGTGCCATGACTCAGGCTCCTGACGAGTTCGTTCCCGCTGTGAACGCGCGCGTGAAGGAGATTCGGGACGCCAAGCGTAAGGGCAAGGATGCTGAGGCCGCTGTTTTCCAGCCTGTTGCTTTCATGCAGAAGCTTAAGGACATCAAGGATGAGATGGAGGCTGGTAAGATTGCTAAGGCGCTGATCAAGGAAACCGGCGTCAAGACTGCGGCTGAGGGCTTTGATCTTGCAATCAAGTGGGTGCTTCATCTTGACCCCAAGAGCGTGGAAGCTCAGAAGGCGAAGGACGAGGAGCGGAAGCGTCTCAAGGAGGAGAAGAAGAAGCAGCGTGATGCAGAGAGGGCTCAGAAGATCGCTGAGAAGAAGAAGAAGGAGGCCGAGGAAGCCGCGAAGGCTGCGGCCGATCTGTCTGGTAACTAACATGACTAGGGAGACGCGGTTATATGGCGCGTTCGGCACAAACGGGGTGGGAGTTCGTGCCACAATTTCGGATTCTAAGATCATAGGAGATTTAACATGCGCGGTACGCAAATGAAGTTCAGGCTTGTATACGGGGATGAGTCAGAAGCAAATATTATCCCCGCAGAGGTTTCTGGTGGCACAATCGAGAAGTTTGATGACGATGCGTTTGCTGCTGCCACAAAGGCTGGAGATTTCCTTCCGAGGCTCCAGCTTATGACGGCTAACTCCGATCAGTGCAAAAAGGGATTGTTCCCGATTAATCATTATGCCCTAGTCCAAGGTCAGAATCTTATCGATCTTGGTGAGGCACTGGATGTTGCGGTTGTTACTTGGCGTCCGAAGGCTCTTGAGATTGATGATGAAATCATCACAGTCTATGATCCTGAGGACGAGGAGTTCAAGCGTATTCAGGAGAAGTCTAACGAACAGGATTCTGGCTGCATGTTTGGGCCAGAGTTCTTGCTGTATATTCCGTCTAAGGAGCAGTTCGCTACCTTCTTCATGGGTAGTAAGTCTTCCAGACGGGAAGCTCCGAATCTGAGAGCGCGAGTTGGTAAGGCTGCTACACTGAAATCGCATCTCATCGAGACGAAGAAGTATTCATGGTATGCGCCTACGATTGTTCCTTGTTCGACACCGATGGATATTCCTCCTGTTGAGGATATTCAGACTCAGGTTGATAAGTTCAATAACCCGCCTAAGAGCGAAGTTGAACGTATTCCTGAGGATGATGATTCCTCTGACAACGGGCGCGAGCGGTAAGGTATAGCAGCCAAGTGGGGGAGTGGGGCCACTGATTCGCCACAGTGGTTCCCACTCTCCCTATATTTGGAGATAGAGTTGTGGATTATAAAATCGTACCACTTGCATACACTCACCCTGATTGGGCTACCTTTATCAAGGTATGTCAAGAACATCTTGGATATAGTCCTACTCGCGGATTAGACAATCAAGGTATGCAGCCGAAAGATCCGGCTTCATTCCTTGGGTGTCTGCCTATGGATAACGAACCACTTCTAAATCTTCGGCATGGGTTCACTAGAAACTTTACATTCCGGCATGTCACGTTCTCCTTTCTTGTGGTATTAGATAAACGCGGTCTTGACTCTCTTTACTATAATTTTGATTTAGAAATCTATGATCGTTTTTATGACCATGATGAATGTCTTGCAATTGTATCTGGTAACATGGCACAATGGTATCAAGCTATTTTACGTGGGTGTAGAGAAGTAGCTCCTAAAGCGGCGCGTAAAGTAATGAATAAGTGTTATAACTTTTTTAGACAAACAGGCTATCGAGAATTGTGGACATCATTCTCCGAGCGTGAATTAGAAGATGGTACATTCATATTGTGGGGTGGAAAGTGAAAGAAGGTGAACAGCATATAAAGGTACGCGCAGGTAAGTATCTAAAGCCTGTTACCCTTATTTATAAGGGTAGCAGAATCTTTGTTAAGTTCAAATACAATAAAACATTGATTGATGAAATCAAGTCAATGCAGGGTGCTAAGTGGCATGGATTCGATGATCCGCCTCGTAAGATATGGTCAATAGCAAACAGTTCACGTAATCATTTTCAGCTTGAATATCTCCAAGGTAATAATCCTTATGCTTGGTACGATCAAGAAATTCCTGATATTCAATTTGAGCGTCCTTTACGTATACATCAAGGAGAGATGTTATCGTTTATTATGACTATACGACACGGTATCATAGCAGGTGAAATGGGCACTGGTAAGACGCTTGTAGCTATTGAAGCTATGGAGCGTTTAGGATTAGAAGATCATGAGGCATGGTATGTTGGTCCGCGTTCTGGTATCCGTGCCGTGTCTCTAGAATTAGATAAATGGAACTCTAAAGTACGACCTGTGATGTTCACTTATGAGGGTCTAGTTACCCGTGTCAAGGCATGGGCCGATGGTGATCCTGCTCCTAAAATCATTATATTAGATGAGTCAAGTAAAATAAAAACACCGACAGCACAGCGGTCACAAGCAGCTATGCATGTTGCTGATGCTCTCCGTGAGGAATATGGTTATGATGGTATAATCTTAGAGATGAGTGGAACCCCGGCTCCAAAGGCTCCTACTGATTGGTGGCATCAATGTGAAGTTGCCTGTCCGGGGTTCCTCCGCGAAGGTCAAGTTAACAAGTTTAAATCGCGTCTCTGTCTTATTGAAGAACGTCAAAGTATTACCGGGGGTGTCTATCCACATGTTGTTACATGGCTTGATGATGAGAATAAATGTAGAATTTGTGGTCAACCAAAAGAACATTTAAACCATGAAGAAATGTCTGTGGTGATGAATGAAGGCCACAGATTTGAAAAATCTGAGAATGAGGTTGCCCGTCTTTATAGGAGGATGAAGGGCCTTGTACTGGTTAAATTTAAGAAAAATTGTCTCGACCTCCCCGATAAGCAATATGAACTTATCCGAGTCAAGCCTACCCCCGACATGCTTCGTGCAGCTAGAATTATTAAGAAAAAGTCCGCGAGAGCCATTGAAGCTCTCACTTTGCTTAGAGAGTTGTCAGACGGTTTTCAATATACCGACGAAGTTATCGGAGAAGATATCTGCCCGCAGTGTAATGGAACCGGAAAATCGAAAGTCCGAGTTTCTACACGAGATATTGACATCATGGCTCCTCAAAATGTTGGAGAGCAAGATTTCGAAATCCGTGAAATACATTGTGATACCTGTGGCGGGGTTGGCAAAGTTAAGCGATACAGACGTGCAACTGATGCAGTTGAGTCTCCTAAAGATCAAGTCCTTATCGACGAACTTGACATGCATGAAGATTGCGGTCGTTACGTCGTTTGGGGAGGATTCACAGGAACAATTGATAGACTTGTTGACGTTTGCCATAAATATGGATGGGCGACTCTGCGTATTGATGGACGCGGATTTATTGGACAAGCTGCAACAGGAGAGTCTATTAGTGACGAAGAACTCCTTATTGCGATGGATAGAACCCATCCGAGATATAACGAGTTGCTTGAGACGTATCCCAAACTCTGCGTCGTAGGACACCCACAGGCTGGTGGTATGGCTTTAAATTTGACAGCTTCACCCACTGCCTTGTTTTATTCTAATTGTTTCAATGGTGAAGCACGTATGCAGGCTGAGGATCGTATCCACCGTATGGGTATGGATGAGAATCGCGGAGCGACGATTAAGGACATCATACATCTAGCTACCGATAAGTTAGTGCTGGATAATCTCAAAAAGAAAAAGAAGTTACAAAGTATTAGTATGGGAGAGTTGGGAGATATTTTGGAGCAAATGGATAACGCAGAAGAAAGGGTATATTAAAATGAGTAAGCAAGAAATGGGGGAGTATCAAAGTGTGGCACTTGAACTCATCCATATGGATGAGGAATTCAATTGTCGAGGAAAGATTGCACCAATCGATGTTGTTGATTTGGCTAAAGATATTGAGGCTAACGGCCTTATACAACCTGTAACAATAGCACCTTACGACGAAGAACAAGCAAAAGAAACTGGTTACAAGTATCGACTGGTGGCGGGTTATCGTAGGTTCATGTCTCATAAAGTGCTTAAGCGTACACATATTCCAGCGATCATACGTCCTGATATGATGGATGAGACAGTAGCCAGATTCTTTAATCTGTCTGAAAATATCAAGCGTAAGGATTTGAATATTGTTCAGGAAGCTAAGGCTATTAAAAGACTCAAGGATTTAGGTGTCTCTGAGGGGGCTACAGCCGAACGTCTCGGGATGTCAAGAGGTTGGGTACAAATTCGGTATATGCTTTTGGCTCTGCCTCAAGAGATTCAGGACGAGTGTGCAGCAGGTTTTATCACGCAGGCTAATATCCGTGAGCTATTCGCTATCAATAATACGGCTGGTAAAGAGTCTTGTTTTGAGGCAGCACGTAAGTTGAAGGATGCTAAAATCTCTGGCCGTAAAGCCATGACAGTTAATCCAAATGCTACTAAGCCTAGCTCTAAGCACCACAGAAAGCGCAGTGAAATCTTTGAGATGATGGATTATATTCAAACTCAAATGGGCAATCATATAGGTACACGCTGTTTAGCTTGGTGTGCCGGGGAGATTAGTAATGTGGAACTTCATCAGACGCTTGAAGAATATGCTGCGGAAAATGGGCTTAGTTATACTAATCCTATTAAGGATGAAGATAAGGTGCCCACACTGTAGAGAGTGGGTAAGTGGGTTAGTAGAAACTAATTACTGGCCTCAAAAAGTTTGTTACGAATGTGCTTGTGATATTGCTTATGATATACAACAATTAATGGCGGAGTGATTATGCTTGAGGTTATACTATTAGCAGCAATACCTATAGCATGGTTAGGGTGTGCTGCTTTGTATGCTTGGTATTTTGAACGACGTGATGCTAAGGAGAAAGATGGACAAAAGTGATCTCAAAATCCTTTTTGCGGTTTTTGGGTCAATAGTTTTAATTTGGCTCTTATTGTGGAGTTTAAGTTAGTGTATTTTGTAGACACAGAAACTTGTGGCTTGCACGGCCCTACCGTACTAATACAGTACGCGCAGGATGATGGCGAAATCATTCTGCATTCTGTGTGGCATTCTCCAATCTCTGAAACAATTGAGTTGATTGAGGCATTTGTCGAAGAAGGCATTTGTGGTTTTAATTTAGCTTTTGATTGGTTCCATCTTTGTCAAACTTATACTACACTTATTAGTCTACCAGACCCACGTAGGCATCCTATAGATTGTATTGAAGAATATGCACTGGCTGAGGATAAAGCTAGATGGGGACCATGCCTGAAACCGGCTCATGCACTTGACTTAATGCTTCATGCTCGTAAAGGTCCATACCAGTCTACAATGGACCGTAACGACATCCGTATTAAAAAGGTTCCAACAGCTTTAGCTTGGGAACTAGCCCGTGAGCTTGATTCTAGAATCCCTCTTAATGATGTCTATTTTGCCCGTCGCAAGGATAAGTCAGTAAGATGGCAGGTTCAAGATCGCCATGATGACTTCGGGGATGTTGAGCCTGAATTCAAGGATGTTGTTCTTAAGTTTGCGCCATCAAGTGCGCTTAAAGCTCTAGCTCAAGATGCACTTGGTATCGAAACCGAGTCTATAAAATTGTTCGCAGATGTTGAGCCACCGCCCAAGGCTATGCCTGTTGAATTGGGTTACGCACCTTTTGCATTAGCTATTGGTGAACCCGGCAATTGGCGCGGGGCATGGCCAGACGTTGTGCATATGCACGCATCACATTGGACATACAATTCGTTGGCGCGAGCGTATGCAAGTGATGATGTGAAGTATACTCGGATGCTTTATGAATATTTCAAGAAGCCTGAACCAGATGATATTGATAGTATACTAGCTTGTATGGTTGGTGCAGTTAGATGGCATGGTTTCAGAATAGATGTAGAAGGATTAAAAAATCTTAGAGTTAAGTCTGAGGAGAAGTTACATCAATTCGAGTTTAATTTTAATTCACCTGCCGTTTGTCGTAAGTATCTTGAAGAAGTGATGAGTGAAACAGAAAAACTCACGATGCGCGTGGGTGGGAAGATAACTACTAAAGCCCCAATATTGGAGGAGGTATCCAGATGGAATAAAGAAGATATCTGCCCTAAGTGTGAGGGTATGGGTTGTAATAATTGTCGTGAAGGATTACTAGAATCAGGTGAACCTCATCCTGCTGCACTTAGGGCACAGGATATTTTAGCGGCAAGACACGCGCAGAAAGAAATAGAACTTTATGACAAGCTTATTAGGGCAGGTCGTTTTCATGCTAGTTTCAATGTTATTGGCACTCGTTCTTCAAGGATGTCTGGAGGGGACGACCTTAATGCACAAGGTATCAAAAGGACAAAAGAAGTCCGGGCTTGTTTTCTACTCGCTGACCCTGATTATATTTTGTGTGGTGGCGATTTTGCAGGTTTTGAAGTTGTTTTAGCTGATGCGGTATATGGTGATCCTGATCTTAGAATCGATCTATTAAGTGGTAAAAAGATACATGGTCTATTTGGAATGTTCTTATTCCCCGGTATGGCTTATGATGAGATACTTGCTACATCAGGATTACCTGATGAAGCTGACAAATATATTAGATCTAAGAATGGTGTATTCGCCATGTTGTATGGCGGTGAAGCCTATACCCTACAGACTAGAGTAGGAATCACAGAAGAAGCTGCTAATGTAGCTTATCAAGCTTGGATTAATAAATATAAAGTTTGGGGTATGCGTCGTAAAGAAACGTTTGATAAGTTTTGCTCAATGCGTCAGCCCGGTGGTATAGGAACAAAAGTAGAATGGCATGAGCCAGCAGATTACGTTGAATCAATATTTGGATTCAAACGTTACTTTACACTTGAAAATCAAATTTGTAAAACTTTATTTACACTTGCAGAAGATCCTCCAAAGCACTGGCAGCAAATCAAGATCAATGTGGTACGACGAGATAGAGTACAGTCTGCTTCGGGAGCGTGTAGGTCTGCATTATTTGCTGCGGCCTTTGCTATGCAAGCTGCTAACATGAGGGCAGCAGCTAATCATGAGATACAATCATCGGGTGCAGAGATAACAAAGATGCTGCAAAATGATATTTGGGAATTGCAACCAGAAGGAATAAATCGTTGGCGAGTTATTCCTCTTAATGTCCATGATGAAATAGAGTGTCCAGCATTAAAGGAGGTAGTGCCACTGATAAAAGAAAAAGTTGATGCACTTGTAGAAAGATTAAAAGCGAAAGTCCCCCTTATCGCTATTGATTGGAGTGATAAGCTTAAATCTTGGGCGGATAAATAATGAATGAACATGAGATAAAAATGATTAGTTACCGAGCCATGACTAACAACCTGATTGTTAAATCAACATCTAAAAAACTATCGGCTGAGGAGGCACTGTTCAAAGAGACAGCCTTAAATTGTTTTACTGAGGATTTGCGGGTTGCTGTTCTTTTAATGGAACGACAACGCAAACAACTAGAAAAGGACATGGAAGATGGAACGTTTGATCAAATTGCGGGAGGAGGTTCACAACAAGGTTCTTCTATTACGGAGCCTTGAGACAACTATTTTACAACCGAAGTTTGAAAGGCTTTGGGCGGATTCAAGTAAGAGACAAAAAGATGAAGTGTTTGAGATTATACGAGCCGAGTCGAAAGGAAGGTTGAACGCATGGATACGCAATCATCCTTCGATAGATTTAGGCGAGAAATCTCTAAGACAGTTACGAGATATCGGCGGTCGATTAGGGGTAAAGAATTATTCTCGGATAACAAAAGCCGAGCTTATTAAGGCCATTCAAGAAAAGGAGAAGCAGTATGGCTTACAGCAAAGTAGAGAGACTAGAGAAGATGAGGATAATGTTGGTGGAAATGGGGCTGATGTTGCAGGAGGCTAATATTAAGGAGGGATATTTACAGGTTCCTGAGAATGCTGAGATTTGCAGATCAGAAATGGTTATTGAGGCTCATAAGTGGTTAGAAAGGATTCATGAATCCGAGTATAAAGATGTTATGGCTGTTCGTAAGCTTCTACCCGAAACGCTATGGACACGATATAAAGCGTGGGGTGAAGATTTTGATGAGCACCGTGAAGTGAAGATGCTTAAAGAGCGGTTGGTAATATTTAGAAAGGCCATCGTTAGTAGGTCTAGACCAGACTTCTTTAAGAAGGGTAAGTATAATGCCGAAATCAAGAGAAGATCAAAAAAGTCGAAGGCAAAGAAGGGAGGAAGCAAGAAAAAAGCAGAAGTGGGGACCGCTGATTAGGATATTAGAGGAGCATGATATACGGTTGAAAATAATGTCCAAGAAGCTTGGACAATTATCCGCAATTATGAGGAACTTTACGGTTTGTATTATGGTTCTTAAAGATAAGGGGATACTCAATGACGAAGAAATCGGAGCCAAAGACGCTGCCTTGCGGGCAGCCAAGTCTAACGAAGATTCGGAAAATCCTGAGGGAAGCGACCTTCAACCCGAAGGAACCGGGAACAATGAAGGTGATAGCTCAGATGGAGGACGCGAATTATCTGGAGAGAGCGATTCAGATAGCTCTGGAGGAGGCAAGAGCCCTGAGGATACACGGGAGGAAGGAAGCATATCAAGCGAAGCTGATACAGGCGATACGTCTAGCGACACTGGCGGTGATGATTGAAACGTAAACACTTAAAAACATATGGGAAATCCGGGCCTGAGGCGAAGATACAGGCTGCTATAATAATGTATCTTCGTAACTTGGGCTGGCATGTGATGGAAACGCATGGTAATATGTACCAAAGCGGATTTCCAGATCTATTTGCATGTCATTATAGGTACGGCCAGCGTTGGGTAGAGGTTAAGAATCCTAAGAGTTATAAATTTACTCCAGCGCAATTGGAACATTTCCCAAAGATTTGTGCCAATGGTTCGGGTGTTTGGATATTAATAGCGGCAACCGATGATGAGTATGCCAAGCTATTTGAAGCACCCAACTGGTACCAGTACCTTGATACATGGAAAGCTAGGGGGCTATAAGATGGCAAAGCGCATTGGTGTTTTTGTAGATGTCTCAAATCTTTACTATTGCATTTCAAAGAAGTATCAAGACCGCAAGCTTGACTATGCCAAATACATAGCATTTATTAAAGAGCTTGGTGACATTCAACAAGCTATAGCTTATGGGGCTCAGATTAATAATGAGGCAGCTAACTTTATATACTGTCTTAAGCAAGTAGGTTTCCATACTAAATACAAAACTCCTAAGAGCTATAGCCATCAACCTAACTTCAAGCGTAAAGCTGATTGGGATGTTGGGATTGCTATTGACATCGTAAATATGATTGATAGATTCGATATGATAATCTTAGGTACAGCCGACGGTGACTTGGTTCCGGCTGTTGATTGGGCGCAGCAGCGTGGTGTAGATGTGGTAATCTTTGCTTGCGGTATATCTAGGGATCTCAAAAATATAGCTAGACAATTTATTGAGATTCCTGAATCCTTACTGGAGGGTCCAGACGATGGCGTTAGTGGAACAAAGGAACCTAGGCCACTTCTTCATACGGATGGAGACGATACAGAACTACCCGGAACTAGTAGCGAGACTCCTGAGCGGGATGGTAGTGATAGAGGCGAGGTTTCGGTTTGATACGCAAAGTATAGAGTATCTTACATTATATGATGGGTTCCCGGCTTCGGACCCTAAGTGCGTGGCACCCGAATTTTCAGTGGAGAGAGTTTTAGAGAGTGTTGAATGTAAAGACGAAGCTGGTGTACCTTTTACACAGCAAATTTTATCAAAACTTATAATTAGAGGAGAAAATGATGAAGCTCTTAAAACAGCCGAATGATAGCTGTCTCCTCTACTCAGCAGCTATGGTACTTGATGAGCCTCCTGAGATATTGATTCGTGAGATCGGTCACGATGGGCAAGAGATATGGTGGCCCGAACTTAGCAAGAGTTTTCAGATACGTAGCTTCAATATTCAGGAGATTATAGACTGCTTCATACGTCGTGGACTTGGACTCATGCCTATACATTTATATCCTTGCAACGTGCCACCAGTGGGTATGGCACAACCGAAGATAATATGGGATGCCCATAAATGCGATGCACGATTTCTAAATCTGATAGAAGGTCAAGAAGGTATAGTGACAGGACAACGCGAAGGTAGTCTAGTCCCTCATGCTGTAGCGTGGGATGGTGAGAAAATATATGATCCAATGGGAGTGATTTACAAAATCGATCAGTTCGTAATTAAGGAGGCATGGATTAAAGTAAAACTGATTTGATTTTAATAAGGGGCCAATGTCGGTTATAAATTTTATTTAATTTTGTAATTGACTCGGCCACCATAGTATGATATACTACAGTATGGAAAGCGGCGGAATATCGGAGGATTGGCCCGTTATGGAAATCAAATCACAAACACGGGATCGGATTATAAAATCCCTTATTAAGCGCGCGGGTAGTATGGCGGAGAAATATAAGATCGCGCGTAAGTTTGTCAAGGGAAGTGGCCCGTTTGCAGAGGCAGTTAGAAAGTGGTATGATCTTAAAATCCGGTTTCACAGCACCAAGAGTTGTGAGAACTGTGATTATCACATCAGGAGTGGTTGTCCGGGGCAGAAGGGTATGTGTCCCGGTTATAAAAAGGGGACGTTGAAGGTGGCTCTTGATATAGGAGAACCAGAACGTGGCTAAGATTAAGCTAACTGATACTGCCAGTGATGTCATCATCAAAATGGGCGGGGGTAATCCCGGCGCTCTTAGTGTATGCGTCGAACTTATGCACGAAGGCCCCAAGATAGACCCGGACGCAAAAGCACTTGCGCCTGTGTCCGCACTCCTTATGTTGGACACGTTGGAGATTTACGAATCTCATATCTACATACTCTACAACGACTATTGCAAAAGAAGTCTCGCGCATCTTATCGCGCTTACGCGGGCTGCACAGTTGGGCCTTATACCTTACAAAGAGTTGGAGAATGCTTCCAAAGCTGACTATGGCACCTATGACTTGGATGTGCGGGGTATCTTCGAGAAGGTCAAGAAGCAGTTGCCGAACTTCGCAAAGGGTATCGAGAATCTGGAGGAGGAAGCATGAGCAAAGACTATGAATATCTGGTAGAGATACCAGAATCAGAACTATCGCAATATGTAGTAAAAGTCAAGGCCGGAGATAAAGAGGCTATAGGCCATGTCATAACTGCACATATAAAGTTAGTGCATCGCGTATGCGCGCGATACATTTATAAATATCCGCACAAGCGCGAGGATATTATATCAAGCGGCATGGTCGGGCTTACGCAAGCGGTTGTGTGGGCATCACAGGGTAGGCTAGTTGATCTGCAAATCACACCCTACATTGTGGCTACTGTGAAAAGATTCATTAAAGACTTCTTAGAAACCGATCACCTGATACCAATACCACGTCACGCCTTCAAAGAGTTCATAGAAAAGATGACGATACCGGAGTTCTTACCAATAACTATGAGTGTGTCACAGGTAAGCCATCCTGATGATGAAGAAAACTATCTTGAAGATGCTTTCCTCAGTCACGATAAGCATATAGATAACGAAGTGCCTCTTGAAGAACTTCTTGATGCTTTGGATCTTTCAGAGTTTGAAAAGCAAGTGGCAATGCTCAAAGCTGAGGGCTACACAGTACGTGAGATAGGTTGGAGATTTGAGAAATCTCACGTATGGATCGTCAAGATCCTAGATAGGATAGAAGCCAAGTGCAGAAGGATAGGGGCCAAGGTATGAAGATACTTGTAGTCGAGGACGATAAGTTCAGGCATGAATGGTTCCGTGAAATTATGCGGAAGCATGATCTTCATATAGTTAAGACTGTGGCAGATGCTTTACAAATGGATCTACATGCTTTCGACGAGATATGGCTTGACCATGATCTCGGAATCAACGCAGGTAGTGGTATGGATGTGGCTGAGTATCTTGTTGAAGGCGTTAAGTTCATGGGAGATCCAGCTACAGCTAGGATATACATACATAGCTGCAATACTCCAGCAGCTATTATGATGAAAAAGAAGTTGGATATAGCTTTTAACGAGGTATACGTAATGCCTTTCCTTTACATGGTCGGGCATACACGCGAGTACATGGAGGAATACGATGGCAAAGCGTGAGTTCCTAATGTTAGCGCATACCTATAATCCCAAGAAGCATGGGATAGGTGGCTATTTTCTCAGTGAGAAATTAGATGGTATGCGCGCGTATTGGGATGGTGGAGTTAGTCGGGGGATGTTGAAATCAGATGTGCCTTGGGCTAACACAGATAAGGACGAGAGATATATTCAGCCACCTGTAGCTACAGGTTTGTGGTCACGTTACGGCAATGTTATACATGCACCTGACTGGTGGCTTGATAGTCTCCCACGTATACCCCTAGACGGGGAGCTATGGATTGAAGATGCCCGTCAAAAACTCATGTCCACTGTTAAAGATACCATTCCGGGTGATGGATGGGAAGATGTCAACTACTTTGTGTTCGACATGCCTGCATATGAAACGGTCTTTGCAGATGGTAAAATCAATAACACAAATTACAAAAAGACTTTCAAGGGTATAATGCAGTGGATAAAACATACTACAGGTTATCACGAACTTGTTCATAGGCCCAAGCCTCTTAGACGGTTCGAGACAACTCTATATCTGATGCGAGATATCTTGCCCAAACATAACATCGGGATGTCAAAATCAATTGTTATAGACCACCATCAAGAGCAACTACCTTTTGGTACAAAAGACGCTGTTGATGTCATGGAGGATCGTCTTAATAGAATTGTTAGAGCCGGTGGTGAGGGTCTGATACTGCGGCATACAACTGGCGTATGGTATCCTGAACGATCTTACAATCTGCTTAAGGTCAAGCAGCGTAATGATATGGAAGGAATCGTGAGAGGATACATAACTGGTAGGGCTACAGACTTAGGCTCTAAGCTGCGTGGCCTCATGGGAGCTATGATACTTGAGCTTCCTAATGGTAAGCGGCTAGAACTATCCGGGTTCACAGATAAAGAACGTGAACTTACCATGCGTGATGACTGTCCGTGGCCGGATGAGATTCACGAAATCCAGCATGACTTTCCTGATTGGGAACTCAATCTTGATAGTCTCCCTGATAGACTAGCGTGGCAGTGGGCTTATGACAATCCAGAGAAAGAAGTTCCAAAGTGTATTGAAGCTAAGGCTTTCCCGCGAGGGACTGAGATTAGCTT